TGGTTTGCATTTGTTCTACTTGTCTGCAAATCAACTGCACCTATACCTCTCGCATTTCCTCCTACTGCTGTTCCATCTGGGATTGAGGTAACGATTGAACCAGATATACCTGGTATCAAAGCAATTGATCCTGAACCTGCCTGAATGATTGATACTAGTTGAGTAGCCGAGGAGGTGGGTTGTATTGTGAGTGAACCTGTTATTTGAACGTTGGATGTGAATCTACCTGAACCAGAAACGTCTAGTTTAAATCCTGAATCTGTAGTAGTGTTTAGAAGTAAATTACCCGTACTTGCTACAAACCTTGCAATTTCTGATGAAAAGTCAGCGTCAGCATTACCTGAGTAGAACCTAATGTGTGCATTTGAACTATTTGAGGTTCTTAACGCTATACCACCTGTACCCCCTGTTAGGTTTGCCTGGTTTTGTTGATAAGTACCGTAGCTAAAATTTGTACCTGTTGCTAAAAACCCACCTTGGCTGGTATTATCAGCATTAGTGAAACTGATTATATTCGCTGAATTTGGAGCAACAGATAATTTTACTGTTGTATTGGTCCCAGGAGTGTTAGTTGTGACAGTCAACCCTCCTCTACTTGCTATAGACCCAGTCACAGTCAAACTTCCAGTCGGAATAGTAACCGTACCGTATAAAGTCTGAGTGTCATTTACTGCATCACCAAGTTGATTTGAACCGGTTGATAACTGAGTTTGATTTACAATTAAGGTATTAATTGAAGCAGTTCCCTGTACTACAACATTCCCGGATATAATAGCCGAAGATGCTGTTAAAGCACCGTTAATATTTGCATTAGTGTTTACTGTAAAGCCATTTGCCGGAGAAATAGATGCACTATATGAACCAGAAGCTATCTGAGAAAGGTTTAAGCCGGTTATCCCAGATGCAGGGATGTTGTATAATCCAATACCATCACCGGTAAAAGATCCTGTGAAAGAACCTGTGTTATAAGATCCTGTAAATGCATTGAAGGAACTTGTAGTAACATAGGAACCTGTAGGGAAAACACCTGCTGAACCTGAAGGTCCTTGTGGCCCAACTGGTCCCTGTGGCCCTGGTGAATTTACTATTAGAACACTAGGCATCTTAATATAATCCTGTGGTTACTTCCTTAGATAATTGAACATTACCCTGAATTAATCTTGTTACTACACTCCCGGATGCAATCTCTAAATCATAAACTCCCTGATCAAAGGTTAACTGCGAGGAGGAAATTGCAGAAATAAACAAATTAATTGTTCCTGAAACGGGTGTAGGGAAAGTAATCCCGGTACCGTCCGGCTGTATAGAACTAGATAACGTAAGGTAACTGGTAGGAGACCCGATTGTTGGTCTGATTTGCATTCTTCCGGTATAACCGGTTAAGTCTACCGGAACACTGTTAGAATCTTTATACTGTAATTCTAAAGTGAAGGTTGTACCTTGTTCTATTATAAAATTATATTTTCCTGCAGCCATAGTTTATTTATAAATATTTGTAAAAAAAGAAAGGCCCTACTTGAGGACCTTTAGTAAAAAGAATATAAGGGTTTAATTAAGACTGCGAAGGAATAAATTCACCTTTCTCAAGATCAATTGTACCGTTTCCGTACTTGTCTGATAAGGTTTTTCCAAATTCTTGCTCTTGAGCCTTTAAGTCATTGAAGTATTTTACAACTTCTTCTCTTCTAGACTCAATTTGAAGCTTGGCAATTTCTAGATTACCTAATTCTGTTGCAACAGCAGCATTACTTTGCTGAATTTCTTGCAGTTTTTCAATTTCTTCTGCGGTTAATTTTGTATTTTCCATAACGTTTTTTGTGTTTTTTAGGTTAGAATGAGCCAGTTACCGGTGCATCTGTAGGGATTCCTACGATATCAAACGTGGTTGCTGGGTAAGAAACTTGTAATTGATCAACTACTTTTGAAGTTACAAAGTATAAATACTTATCAACTACTGAGTATCCAGTCTCTAATTCAGGAGCATCTGCTGTTTCTACATAAAAAGGCCAGCATGCAATTGATGAAGAACCTGAAATGTAAGCATCTTTTGAAGGATACATGAAACAATCTACAGGTACTTGAGTTCCTGCTACTGGGTAATGTAGAGTAAGACGGAAGTAAGGCTGTGTGTATGTTCCGTAGTTATACTCAAGGGTGTTTGTTACTTGAATTGCCATATGTTATAAATATAATGTGAATTTGTTAAATTATATACTTGTTTCTGATAGTTTTATTCCTCCTACAACTTTCATTGTCACTGTTCCACCACCGGCAAAAGTTGGTCCGGTGAATCTAGGAATTAAGTTAGCACTACCTCCTGCTACAAAAGTCATAGCAACTGCGCTTAAGCTTGTATCTGCTGCTTTATCATTAGCAATAATACCTACCACAGAGAGTACTCCTCCGACTTTCTTAACAACTGCTCTGATTGTTCCACCGGCTGTATCGCCGACTGTAACACCGGTTGCAGTACCTGATATTGAAGAAACTGTTGATATCCAATCCATGGTAACCATCCATGCTCTTGAAGATCCTAGTAGTGTAATATTAGTACCGGCTATAGATAAATCCATGGTAGCACCTGTGGTTAACCCAGATGAATTTTTTACTGTTATAAAAGACTGCTGTGCACCTGCGTCCCTATTATTAAAAGTATGGTTTCCATAAGCAAATGATATTTGACCAGGTAGGTATGATCTAGCTTCATACCCAATGGCAGCATTAAAGTCTGCTCCTGAATCTGTGTTGGAAATAAATCCTGCTACTATACTTCCGTTACCGCGAGCTTCTGTGCTATACCCCACGGCAATAGAATTATTACCGGCAACAGCAAAGTCCCCAGATGTTAAATTACCGTAAGTTCCTAAAGTTAGATTTCCTGTTGTAACGATTGATCCGGTAACGTTAATTCCGGACGGTGTTACTTGTAAACGTTGTACATTATTAACTCCTATATCAACTGTAGTATTTTCATAATTCCAGAGTCTTAGAGTATTACCTGTCCATAGACCCATCACAGCACCTCTTAAAGTAGCTACTCCAGTTGACCAAGAAGTCATTCTTACATGAGCTGCTGGTGCCCAGTAGTTTTCACCGTGTATAAACAACACACTACCTGAGATTTCTGTTTTAGCAATATCTGTTGTACCCATTGAAATAGCAGTCGGTACTTTCATAGCGGGGTCAGCAGCAAACATTGGATTACCGTATCCATACAACCAGGTCTGGTTACCAGATGAATACAGTGAAAATGGATTAGCTGCCGAGTAGTTTGACTCTAAAACTAACTTGTAGTATGTATTATCGTCTTTATTAGGTTCTAGTATTAGTTGTGTTGCGTATTGGTTATTTGTTTTATGTCCAATTATTAAAGCTGTGCTACTGTTAGTATAAGTTGACGTTCTTCCAATTTTAACTAAGTTATTATCTAATACCTGCAGTGATGGGTTTAAGTTAGAATCATCAACTCTCAAAGCAGCTGTAGCTGAGGTTGTTCCTGATCCTTTAACGGCAAATTCAGTTGAAGTAGGTTGAGTGGATGCTGAGTAGTTTACAAATACACCCTGGTTTCTTCCACCTGCATCAACATCTAAGAATATAGGTTTGTAGGATGGTGTTGCTCCATTCCCGTAGTTATATCCTGATAGTTGAGGTCCTGCAGTATTGTTGTATTTTAGAACAATACCGGATGCTGATCCGCCGGATTGTCCGGCTCCTAACATGAGAAAATTATTATTCCTAAAGTCAGCTATGGTAGTTCCGTCCCCGGTTCTTATTAAGAAATTTTGAGTTTGTTGTAATGTGTCGTCTCCTTTTATTTCAATAGATCCTGAGGTAGTAATATAGTTAAAATAACTAGTCCCCCCTTCGACTTGTAAAACATAACCTTGGTCTAATGTTGGATTTATTAATAGTCTATTATTAATTGTGCTTAATCCATTAGCAGTAAACCCTTGTGATAACTGTAAAGATCCTGTAATTAATACATCCTGTACTAAAGGGTTAACATAAGAAGCAGTTAATGCTGCAGAAGCTGTTCCGGATAATGAACCTGTAAATCCTCCTGTTGCTAGTAAATTTCCACTTACGTGTAAGGAAGCTGATGGTGTTGATATCCCTATACCAACCCTGCTTCCACTTACGTATAAAGTATTACCAGCATTTAAAGTACCTGCAGTCCCTGATCCTGTTATATTTAATCTATATCCAGTATCTGCTGTACCATCAGCTCCTATTAAAAAGTTACTTGTTAAAAATATTTTAGCTAGTGGAGCATTATAACCTCTAGTAAACGTAATTGCCGAGGAAGCCCAGTTAGCAACGTTAATATTGATATCAGCCATTCGATTCAATGTAATCTTTGAATCATATTGATCTAAACCACCTAATCTGATATTATAGAATTGTTGTGTATCCCCTATAGTAATAGGACCTCCTTGAACTGTTAGGCCGTTTCTAATATAGGCTGATCCTGTATCGGTTACGTAGAATGAACTAGAGGCATTTGCATTCTGAACTAGTAAAGCAGTAGTGGCTGAGGTTGTTCCTGATCCTTTTACCTGTAGTTGTGATGTTGGGGTTATTTGATTTATACCTATATAACCTGAACCGGATAAAATAGTAAGTCTATTTGTATTCTGTGTACTAAAGGATAGGGTACCACTACTAACTGAGATACTTTGTGGATCTGATCCTAATACTACATTAACATCAGTTCCTGATGTTTTTTGTAATTTTATACCGTTAGCACTTCTTAATATTAAAAAATTTTGACCTGAGGAATCTATAAAAGCATCTGATCCTTCTGCTCTAAAATTTAAAGTGCGGTTATCTGTGCCTCTTAATGTTAGGGCGTACCCATCAGCTGTTACAGTGGTTGTACCTCGAACAGATGTAGAGCCAGTCACAGTCAAAGACCCTGTAGGTATCCTTACAGTACCGTACAACGTCTGAAGATCATCTACTGCATCTCCTAAGATATTAGACCCGGAAGAAAAAGACTGAGTAACAACGACTGTATTCTGGGCATATAAAGTCCCGCTGATGATTAAATTCTGAGGGACAGTAACGTTATTACTACTATCTACTATAAGTGCATTTACAAGGTCTGCGGTTTTTCTACTTTTTGTCATAATAATGCTGCTAATTGAGCTCCTGTTGATTGTACTGTACTAATATTTTTTATTCTTGCTCCTATGGTTCCAGAACCTGTTAAGTTGGTGATTGGTACTTTCCAAATATCTTCTGCTTTCAATACTGCACTTCCTGTAGTATTATCTACAAGAATACCGTAGGCTACAGACTCGGTTGATGGAATTATACAAGTTCCTGTTTGAGATCCGTTTGCATAAGTTACTCCTAGTCTAACATCTGATGCTGCCGGAGCATCTATTATTGCAGAAGGAGATACCATTCGGGTTGCAGGTGCTATTGCTCCTGGACTTAGTGCTCCATTTGTTGTTTCATCTCTAAATTCTAGATAAGTTGTTACTGAAGGAATTAGGTGCATTCTTACACATTGGTATGGGAAAAACCCATAAGTAGATGAAATGAAAGGCCCACTAAATATATTTATTGCACTAGTTGACCCATTTATAAAACAAGGTCCTGATCCATTAACGATCATGGCACCTATGTGCTTGAAATAACTTGAAGTTGCACTTTCTAATGCAGCAGCCCCTGCCGCCACATTACTTGTAATTGTTCCTGTGACTTCAAGAACTGCCGCAGGTCCGCCAGAAGTTATTCTAATTGCTTTGTTATTAGTCCCGCTTGTTCCGTTTCCTGTAACATTTCCAGTTACTCTAACAATTGCACTAGCCGAAATGTATAAAGAATTTGCTTCTGGATTAGTTTGTCCTATTATGTTTCCAGTTATGTTAAGTGTACAAACAGAGTTAACCCAGACAACACGGCTTGTATCTCCACTTGTTGAACCTCCACTTAAACTACCGACAATATTAACTGTTGAATTTTGGTCAATATAAAGAGTACTTATCGCTCCAGCGGTTACTGGACCTACGATATCTGATGTAATATTTATAGTACCTAAACCTGATAATACAACAGATCGACCTAAAGCAGTCATACCTCTAACAAAAGTAGAGTTTATATTAGAAACTGTCCCTGCTCCTCCATTCCAAGTTAACAAAGTGACTGCTCCAGGAATTAACCCTCCTCCTGTGCATGTTACGTTTATTCCTCCTCCTAAAAGAAAAGTCCCACCAGCAACTGCTGCGGTAGTACCTAAGTATTCATACATTTCAAGATTAATAATACCCAAGTTAGTGTTTTGACCAAGAGTTACATATAATCTGTACTTGATGTAAGCGGTAGAATTGCCAATTAAAGGACTTGTATATGTTGTGGTGTTTCCTGTAACGGTATGAAGTGTAATCCAGCTTGTACCATTCCATCCTTGAAACTCCCAATCTTTAGGACCTTGTTCTGTTCCATTGTTTACTCCTTGTATATAATATTTATCTATTGCTTTTGCTACTGGGAATTCGTAAGATAGCCATTTAGGGTTTCCAACACCTACGGTTCCAGCACCCCACCATGTTCCAGAGTTGGCATCAAATGCTTTAAAAGCATCGTAAGTAGCACTAGTTATATTACTTGCAGATGCAATCCCACTTGGTGTAGTGTTTGAAGTCATTGTAGGAATTGCAGTAGTTACGGTTGCAGCTGCATTTGTAATACTATCTACGTTAACGTTTTGATCTATAGTTACTGTAAAATTATTAGACGCTACCACATCACCTGTTGTAGGTAACACACCTCCATTCCAAATTGCTGGGTTTGACCAACTTCCTGATGCTACTGCTACTCTTAATGCCATTATGATATAAAATTTGATATTTGATCTCCAGTACTTGCTACTGTAGCACTATTTTTTAGTCTATCTCCAATACTTCCTGATATGGTCATATTATTTGTTGCATAATTCCATATATCACCCACAGTCAAAACAGCTGTTCCAACAGTATTATCAACTCCAACTCCTAATCTTACATTTGCTGGTGAAGGTACTCTCATAGTTCCTGTTAGAGAACCAGAAGCATATGTTACTCCGTATCTTACATTATTAATAGAAGGAGCATCTACTGCTGTAGACGGTGCTACCAATCTTGTAGCGGGAGCTGGAGTAGCGGGAGGTAATGCTCCGTTGGTAGAATTATCTCTAAATTCATAATAAGATCCTGATGTTCTCCTATAATGCATTCTTGTTAGGTAGATAGGCTGTATTCCTGTAGGTGAAGAAATAAACGGTCCTGTTAAAATATTAATTGCTCCTGCACCAGTTGAACTTATTGCTACATTTGACTGAGAACCATTAATACCGGCCAATCCTGTGGAAATTACAGAACCGTAATGGTTAAGATAGATATTACTAGAACTTCTTAACCCACTACTAAGTCTACCGTAAATTATTCCTGTTATAGTAATATTTGCATTGTTGTCAGCTTGAATACCCGGACTTTCTGCATAATTGTTTCCTCCGTACACATCTCCAGTAATCGTTGCAGTCGTACTATTTAAATATACTCCGTGATTATTACCAAATCCTCCTCCCGTAGTTGTACCTACTAGTGTAAATACTCCTGGAGAATTAAATCTTATACCTGTAGCTGTGTTACTACCAAAGCCTCCTATTGTAGAGCCTACTATATTAATTGTACATACTACATCTGTATTTATACCGTGTGCACTAGCACCTTGTCCACTATTAACGCTTCCGTTAAAATTAAGAGTACTATTTACACCACTAATATATATCCCAGACCAACTACTACTACCTCCGTATGTTATAGTTCCTGTAACATTAAATGTTCCAGCGCCAGATAACACAATTAAATGTTGAGATACATTTGCTCTATTTAAATTGTTTGCTATAAGTGTCGATGTGTTTCCTGCGGTAACTGGGACTGTCAGGACTGTTGAAGTACCTTGATTAATCGACTCGGTGCCGGTCAACCTAACAGTTACTCCTGAGTTAAGTATGAATCCTCCTCCTGCTATTGTTGTAGCAGTATAATGTCCTGCATCATACAAGTACATTTCATTTATACTTAAGTAACTAACATTTCCTCCGTTAAGAGTTATGTAAATTCTGTACTTAATATAAGCTGTAGTGTTAGTAAAGGTTCCAGTGTATGTAGTACTTGTATTCCCTGTTACCGTATGTAAAACAGTCCAAGTACTACCATTCCATCCTTCAAAAGTAAAATTCTTAGGGTATGAATCTGTGGTAAAAGATCCAGCAAAAGTATAACTTGTTACTACCGTAGGAGTTGCAAATTCATAAGCCAACCAACTGTTTGTTATCTGACCAGCACCAGCTATCCATGTATTAGTGGTAGCAGAACTTCCATCAAAAGCTTTCCAAGCTTGTCTGGTAGAGTCATACTCTGAACTTGCCGATGCTATACCACTTGGTGTAGTATTTGAAGTCATTATTGGATTTGCTCTAACAGGAGCTGTTGCTGCATTTGTTAAAGAGTCCACATTGACATTTTGATCGATTGTAACAGTAAATCCATTAGAAGCAACAGTATCTCCAGCAACCGGTAAAATACCGTCATTCCATGTCGCTGGATTGCTCCAGTTACCGCTTGCTACTGCTGCTTTTAAACCTGCCATTACAATCCTTTCTCGTCAATAAATGTTTGTAGAGTATCCATTATACCCTTGATTGCTTTCTCAAAAGCAGGATCACTCTCTGCTACTTCAAATACATCTAATAATGAAACTGCTTTGGCATGATCCGGCAGTTGTTCAATTCCACCAAGTTCAAGATTTCTATAAGGTGTTAATCTTAAAGCTACACTTGCTCCTTTTGGTGCATCATACGGACTTATCGCTAAATTAATCAAAAAATACGGGTATTCTACTCCGTCTACTACTGTTGGATGTGTACTGGTTATTGGCATAATTTTATGAATATATTACTATGTATCTGTCTGTCCAAGCTACGTTTGCTGCTGATTTAGTGTTTGTTGTACCGTCTATAAGTATCTCAATTCTTGAAATAGTCCAACCCGGTGCTGCTTCTACAGTTCCATAAACTGCTCTTCCGCAGTATGAATAGCTTCCTGAGAAATCATGCTTGGTTATGTACTCTGTTGGTAGATTAACTATGCTTGTGTTGTAATACAGTATGGAACTAACTTCATCTAGTAATTCACAGGCAGATCCTATAGTTAAGATGCTTCCTGATGCGGTGTATTCACTTGTGGTTAATTTAGCACCATTTATAAACACATCTAAGAAATCAGAACCTGTAGGTATGGTAAAGACTGTTTGTCCTTCTGTGGCAAGTACTGTATTTACAGTCCGGGTAGTAAAATTTACATTTTGTGCAAAAGAGGCAGTTGCTGCATACGAGCTAGTTACATTTATAAAACTAAGTAGACTTCCGGTACCGTCTCCAAGATAGCTTCCATCGGTCTGAACGACACGTTGGTAGGTACTACTTATGGGATTACCCGAAAAATTCTCTATAGGCATTAATTATCAACTTTTAAAATTTATCTACAAGATATCCTAAAGTTGAATCTAATTTTGTGCCGGAGATTTGATTTTCTGTGATATAATTTTTTATTACTTGCTTGGCTGTAGTGTTGTATTTAAGCATCTTATTTAAAGAAGCGTATTTTTTAAAGTCTACATTCTCTTTGACAAGTAAGTTGTAAATTTTCTCTCCGTCTGAATCAGTAACAACTGTAGGTTTATCATTATTAATATATGAAATTTCTGTCACTTCGACAAGCGGCTTTGAAGATTTTTTTTCTTCAATCACTTCTACAACCACTGTCTTAGATTGTTCTACTGCGTATTCTGATTTCCAAGGAGTGAAGTAAGTATCATCTGCGATAACTTCTAACTTAACAAAACCCTTGCTTTTAAAATTATCAAAGTTCTTAAATTTTCCAATATTAACTTCACAGATACCATCTTTTAAGGTTCCGTCAAACATTAAATTGTGAGATTCACCTTCAATGATTAATCTTGCTAGGGCGGTTGATTCACTAGCTCCTTCAACCATTACCTTACATTTGAAGGTATTAGCTTTATCCGTGTATAATTTGAACATCTTCTAGTACTACTTTTTGGTTAAACTTTTCAGTTAATATGTTTTCAACTTTGTCTTTAAATTCAACTTTCACTTGGTTGTTTTTGTCTTTCTCAAAAACTTTCTCAAGATCATCTATTATAAATATCAACTTAACCTTCTTTTTTTCCTTTTCTCCAGGTTTACTCCAGGTTATAACAGGGTTAAATGCTCCTCCGGTACTAGGAAAGCTGACTGTTAATTCAACCGCATGATCCCAAAGAACACCATACGGGGGTGGAACTTCAATTCCAAACTCGTCTAGGATGTACTGTGCATAGTACTGATCAGCATAAAAGCTATCCCAGTTTTTATTTGCTTGGTCCCAGGTTATATCGGTGATACTATTAATGATCATCTAATATAAATATATTAGAGTGCCTCGTAAGAACCGTTAAATTGTACTGAATCTAAATTACCGAATGTAAAAGGGTGAGTGGCGGTTAATCCCTGAGAAGAATTAGCACCTCCTGCTGATTGCACAATTACCGCTGTTTTATCTATAAACCCTCCATATTGTCCGTTTACTGTTCCTTGATACCATGCTAATCCATCGTTTAGTATAGAACATGGAAATTGAACACCATAAGCAGCGGCAGCATTTGTCGGTAAACTAAAATACCAGTTACCTGATCCGCCGTTTGTTGTTGTACCAAAAACTAACTTTACTCTAATAAATACTGTTTTTCCTATCTGTTTATAATACCCCTCTAAGGTACCGTTTCCTAAACTTGGCGGCACAGCATCAGAAGACCACATTACACCATAAGATGCCCAGGAGTTATTATCTAGAGTAACACTGTTTATTGTTCCGGTTGTAGTTAAGTTACCAGTTAAATCTAGGGTATTTGAATTATTAGCACCAAGTACTGGGTTAGAACTACCGCTACCAAACCTAATGTAGCCCCGGTCAGCATTTTGTTGACCCATCACCTGCATGGTGTTTGCTACGTTAATATCACCAATCCAGGTATCATCACCTACTTTAAAATTAGTTCCAATACCGTTATTAGTTGCTGATATTATACTAGCGGTAATATTATTAGTTACATTTAACGAACCTGTGATTACAACCCCACTGGAGAATCGTCCTGAGCCGTTAACGTCCAAAAGTGTTGCTGGGGAAGTAGTGCCTATTCCGACAAACCCACTGGTTGTTGCTAAGAAGGCACCAAGTGTAGTTCTTATGTCTCCTGCTACATCAAGCTGATAAGAAGCATTAATTTTATTAATTCCTACGGCTCTTGATACTCCACTCACGTGAATTACAGGTGCTCCGGCAGTTAGGTCATAAACTTCCCATGAATTTGCTGTTGCGTAGTTAGTACCTGTAAAGTACTCCCGGTATGTATTCTTGTAAATATTACCTGCCCCTCCTGTCCCTGTTGATTGAATAAGGGAATAGATATCACCAGTTGCTACGGAATGTATTTTCTGTGAAGGAGTTGTTATTCCAAATCCAATATTACCATTATCCAAGACTACCATTGAGGTAGCAGCACTTGAATTTTCAACTGATAAAGCAGTGGTTGCAGAGGTTGTTCCTGTTCCTTTTATGCTAACACTCTGAGTTAGTGGATTAACGTAAGAAGCTGTTGCTGCAGTACCTAGTAATGAACCTGTTATACCTCCTAAGGATGTTATTGATCCTGTAACTGTTAGGTTGTTTATTATATTACCCGATCCTGATATGTTTACTTTATATCCTAAGCTTGATGTAGTTCCTACCAGTACGTTATCTTTAAAATAACTTGAACCTGAGTTTACATATAAAGCCCATGAACTAGTAATGCTTAAACTACTTCCTGCTCTTGGAGCTCCGTCAATATAAACTGTAGAAGCATTAGCGAGTGTTCTTGTGTAAACTACTGAATTTAAAGTATTGATACCAAATCCAGACATTGCTACATGACTAGCTGAATCTGGGGATACAACTTGTACACTTCCTGATTGAACACAGAACATAATACCTGATGTGTCCCAGTTTGTATTACTATCAAATGCTTTTGGTTCTATTCTAAATATATTTTTTGAAAAAGCACCGGTTACAGTTCCTATGGCTACATGTCCTGCGTTATTCCATGTCAATGTTCTAGGCCCTTTTCCGGTTTGTACAAATCCAAAATTTCCTTCACTGCTAGGTTTCACATTATGTCCAAACCAAGAACCATATCCATTAGCAGTAGCTGTAGCGGTATCGCCACCGATCAATATTTTAACTTCAGGTTGTGCTGGGGAGACATATCCTTCAAATACTGCTACTATCTTAGGGTCTGTACTTGTACCGGGTGTAAGTATGTGTAGGGATGCTGTTGTTGGTGCTTTGTTAATCCCAACCCTACCATCATCTTGAACTATTAGGGAAGAGTTATTTGATGAGTTTTGAATTAATAAAGCGTTGGTAGCACTTGTAGCACCCGATCCTTTAACTAGTAGTGAATTAGTTGCGGAACCTGTAATTATTACATTTTGTACTAATGGATTAACATAAGAAGCAGTACTAGCAAATGAAGCAGAAACTGCTGTTAAAGCAGATCCTGATAAAGAACCTGTAAATCCTGCTATCCCTGTTACTGAACCGGAGAATATTGCCGGACCTATATTTGTGAAAGTAGAGGATCCTGAGATTGTTAATGAACCTGTGATTGAATATGAACCTGTTAATGATCTTCCTGTAGTCCAAACAGATCCTGATTTAACGAATAACTCACCGTAGGATGTAGTGCTTGTTGAATCATTAACATTATTTAACTCCCCTACATTTAATGTAAAAGTAGGTCTAACTAGTAATGTTAAGTTGTTTCCATTGATAGCGGTAATAACAGCTATAGTGGATTTAATAGCGGGACCTGTAGGTTGTGTATAAGTTAATCCTCCAGATACTGCCGGATTGGGGTAAAGTACATTACCTTCTGCCCAAGCTTCTGCTATAGGCTTGACACCGTTTGATTCTAGAGTAGGAATATTTAAATTTCTTACGTATCCAAACCATGTAGCATAACCTTCTTGGTTAATTGCAATATCTTCTGTCAAGATACCTACAAGATACTGGGAAGGATAAGTGCCATTTGAAATAGCTCTAACAACTCTGATACGATTGCCTTGAGCAATTTGAGTAGGATCCACCATTACAAGTGTTCCTTCCCCTAAATCAATAGAGTCTTTATTTACTATAGGAGGATAAACAGTTTCTTGTCCAATTTGTAAAGTAGTATTTCCATCTCCTGTGCCTAAATCTAAGGTTTTATCGGTTTGATTCCAACTCAAACGGCCAATAGAAGGTTGTGTAACAGAAGCTGCTGTATCAAAATCAATATAGTCTACACCTGTAATTGAACCTGATACTTTAAAATTAGTAGCATAAGATGATGTAGTAGCATATGAAGCGGATAATGCATATGAAGCAGAAACCGGCGTACCTGCATTAATAGTAACTGCACCGGTTCCTCCAACCGGAGAGATTGTAATATTAGTACCGGCAATAATCTGAGTTACTCCGGCTGCTGCACCACCTCCTCCAATTTCAACAACAGTCTGTGTATTTCCCTGCTGTTTTTTCAAGTATGCCTTACCGTCGTAGGTATTCACGGCAAGATCCCCCAAAGCTAGTTGGGTTATACTAGGGATAGACCCTGAAACGGATATGGTTCTTATTGATGGCATTAGTCTCTATAGTCAGCAAATACTTTTAAAACCGGTTCCACAATCTTATGACGGTGGTTTTGTTCTAAAGATATCACCTTAACTCCGGAAACTTGAGGTTCTAATTTCAAAAAGAAATCAAACCCGGAGTCTTTTTTATTTTTTAAGTCACATTGTGACATATCCCCGCAGAAAAGCATCTTGGAATTTATACCCAGTCTACTAATCATTAGTTCTGTTTGTTTCATAGTGGCATTTTGGGCCTCATCAATTAAAACAAAACAGTTAGTAAATGTATTACCTCTTAGGAAACCAAAGGGAGAAACCAGCACAGACCCTTCTGCTACTAGTTTTTCTGTCTTATCCTTGCCTACGAGTTCATGCATTATATTATAAATAGGTGCTGTTAAGTAGGCTAGTTTCTCATCTACTCCTCCTGGTAAATGCCCGATATCTTCTCCGGCAGTTACGTACGGTCTTGCAATAATCAGCTTCTCAACATCTTTGTTAAAAAGTAAATCAAGTCCGGCTTGAACGGCAAGTAAGGTCTTACCTGATCCTGCCCTTCCTTTGATTGCAATAATGTCATGGTGAAGGATATGAGCTTTTGCAAGTTTCTGTTCTTCGTTTAAGGTGATTCCAAATTTAATTGGGTTCTTAGGTTTTCTTTTTTCTTTAAAAACCTCATCAGTGTGGTGGCTGCTGCTCATAAAATAACTCTCTTATTGATAAATAGGTTTAAAAAAAAGAAGCCCGACTTTCGCCGGGCTCTTTATGAAGATTTTAATGGTTAATCTTACAAAGTGTTCAAGCCACTTACGTAGATTTTTCCATAAAACTCGGGACGAACCATCTTCTTAGCGTATCTAGTCAAGAGACCTTTTCTAGGTACGAAAGTATCAGGATCATACACCAAAGGAGTCATGATCAATGGAATGTAAGGAGCAAATACTGCACCAGTTTCCAAGAATTGGCTACCTTTGAAGCCCATCAAGATGGTATTTTCTTTCATGTATGGGTTCTTGTAAACAGTGTATCTGTTGTTGATTTGACCCATTTTTTGTACACCGAATGCATAAGTTGCAGCAGTTACATCACCGTTTGAAGTTGAAGCAAATCCTGGGATACTTTCCAAGATAGTAGCAACTGTAGGAGAAACTACGCAGAAGTTTGCACCACCACGTAAAGTTCTTTGGTGAATAATGTTGCTTAATTTTTGCATCTTAGTTCCTAAAGTTTGGAACCATTGTCCTTGAGTGTTGTAGAAACCTAAAGAACTTTCGAATGTAGTACCAGCAGCGTTGATAGCGTTGTTATTAATAGCAGACCAGTATTCAGTACCAGCAGCAGCAGAAGCGATCAACATATCTAAGATCTCAAGATCAATCTCTAAAGAAATATACTCAGACATTACAGCTGTTAATTCAGCTTCAGCATCCAATGAATGGTAAGCATTCAAGTCTTGAGCAAATTCAGGAGTCCATTGAGATTTTAACTTCTTAGTTTTAGCTACGATAGCTTCAGATCTCATTTGAACGTTGATTTGAGGAATTACGATAGTAGAAGCAGACTCAGCGTTTGGAGTAGAATAAGAAGCACCAGCTTCGAAATCACCTCTTGCGTTATCTTTAGTTACTTTGTTGTACTCAACTAACCAAGTAGAATCTACAACTGGAGAAGATCCTGCAGAACCAGTAAAGAAGAAGTTAATCACGTTACCAGATACTGTAGTGAATTCTTGTAGTAAAGTAGATAGTGTAAAAGTTGAACCTGAAGTAGCAATAAATCCTCTAACACCTAATACATCGATATCTGCAGAAACAGAAGCGGTTGGGATAGAGATTTTCTTAATTCTACCTGCAGCAGCAGAAGCTGAGTAGTCAGAGTTGAAGTTAACTTCAGCCCAAGAAGCAGATGCAGCAGCGTAGCTAGCAGCAGATGAACTTACAGAAGCTGAGAATTGGTTAGTAGAGTAAGTGAAACGACCAGCTCCGTATAAAGCACCTGTTGAAGTGTTACCGAAGTTAGCAGAAGAATCACCATACATTGAGCTGTTAGCAGCGAAAGGATTCTTATCGGTTCCGTATTGGAAATCTAAGAAGAATACAAGTCCTGAAGGTAAGTTCATTGGTTGAACTGAAACGAATTCTTTTGCAGCGATTTGACCGAATACTTTACGCACTAAAGGTAAAGCGATACCAGCCCATTGCTCACCAGTACCAGTTGTGAAGCTAGCACCAGTTCCAGTTTGAGATTGCTCAACAACCAATTGTTTTGCTTGGTTCTCAAGAATCATTGACATATTATTCTTCTCAGTCTCACCACTTAAGTTTTCTAAAAGACCAGTAGCGCCCCATTTTTTTGCCAATCTAGCAGCGTCAGATTGCAAAGACTGCCATGGGTTAGCAGATTCTAATAATGATTGTACGTTTGACATTTTTATTTAATGTAGTTTTTTTGTTTTATTTTAAGCCTGCAAGTTTTTGGAACCTTTCAATCATTGCACTAGTTTCCACCACAGGCTGTTTTGATGTACCGCTAATTGTTTTTGATGCAAATGATTTGTTTTCTCTCACCAACTCTTTTTTGCTTGCTTTGTTTAAGCCAGCACTTAGAGTTTCGTAAACTAACTTAGTTTCTTTCACCGATTCAGCATTATCAAATGCAGCAAGTACTTGTACCTTTTGTGCTTCTGATAAGTTCTTAGCTTTGAAAATTTTGTTAGTGTAAAGTAATTTAGAATTAAGAAGATTAACTTCGTTTAGTTCTGCTTTTAAAGTCTCAACTGTCTCTAAAGCTTCTTCAAGTTCCCCTGAGGTTTCTTCTTTAGCTTTTTCAGCAGCTTTCTTAAGCATTTCTTTCTTCTCTTCAGCAGAAGCTTTCATAAAACCGGCAGCACCAGCAACTCCTAGAGCAGAAAGTACCATGGTTACATACTTAAGCATTTCAGCACCTTGCATACCGAAAGAAGTTACATCTTCATTCAATTCGCTTTCTTCAGTTGCTGTCTTACCTTTAGCTTTAGAAATCATAGCTTTAACAGCTCCTACTAATCCAGCTCCTGCAAGACCTGCACCAGCTGCAAGACCGCTAACAATAGCTTGTGCAGCATGCATGTTGTCAGTGATGTCTGCACTGATAAGTTGTTGAGCTAAATCGTTAATAACGTTTTCTCCTAAGTTTTGTTTGTTTTCCATCATTGTTTCTTCTTCTGGAGCTTCTTCTGTGTCCATGTCCATATCCATTTCTGGAGTTTCTTCAGAACCTGGTCCAGCTTCTAGCTCACCAGCTTCGATCATTTCGTCAACCACACTTGCAATAAATGCTTCTAAATCTTCGGCAGTCATGTTATCGAAGTCGATTTCTTCTTCCTCTTCTGTTTCTACTTCTCCGTCAGACATTTCCTCAGTTTCTTCTTCTGATTCATCTTCTAACTCTCTAAGTAATTCTTCAAGGTTGATTTCTTCCATTGAATCAGCATCTTCGTGTTTTGCTTCTTCCATGTGTTTTTCATCTTCTTCTTCCATTTCTGACAATTTTTGTTCAAGCATTGATTTCAAGTGAGGAGTGAAGGCTTCCTCTAATGCAGCTTTAGCATTAGTGATAGCTACTTCCTTTACAGCTTTTGCATCAGCAATCGCTTCTTTTAACAATTCTCTGTTTGTCATTTTTTCCTAATAATAAGTTTGTTTTGGAAGTACGCTTAATAAAAAGAGCGTAATAAGTGTTCGTGTAAATTTTTAGGTGTCGTATTCAGAACCGACACATATACTCATAAATAGCACTGTTTTTTTCAAAAATAAGAAACCCTCCGGTTTTAAAGGAGGGTCGGTCTAAGGATACTATCCTAAGAGGGGTTAAAATATTGGACAATTGCCATGAGCACATAAGATCTCTCTTATAATCTCATTAGCCTTGTCGTAAGTTTTTCCTGTTTTAATTAAACTTTCATTTAGAGGGGTCATCCAAGATCCAGGATTTGATGGAGTAGATACGAAGTCCCAGCATAGTAATTCAAAATCTGGCTGTACTTCTAATGTTTCTCCCATCTGTTTAACTGATCCCATTCCTCTTGAAGAAACACCGACTGTGATTCCTGACTGTATTAATGCTTTTAGAATATTACCTGAAGGTGTTGGAAGGATTTCGATCTTACCCATAATGTGATCACCATCCCACCAGATGTCTTTGATGTTATGACAGACATTCTTAAGGTTAATCACGGTAGATTCTGGGTGATCTAACTCACCAACTGCTCTATTCTGTTTAACAGAATCCATATACTTATTAATTTCTCTATCCCAGATCTTCTTGCTATAGTATCTCCCGTTGCCGTTCTTTACTTCGGCAGTAGCTAAGATACCCTCAACAAGAGGCATTCCGGATTCACTTCTACCCTCAGTTAAGGTTACTGTACTGGGTTTAAATGAGATGGTTTCAATAAGTAAATTTTTGTTCATTATTAATATCCTTTTTTCTTTAATACACTTCTCATTGCTTCTTGCCAAACTGGTTTCTTTTCTTTAGCTTCATCAATGATTTCTTCTCCACCTGCTGCTTTTGGTTTTACGCTGTCACCAGAAACTCTCTTTGCTGCTTTGGCTTTTTGAGCTTCGTACATTTTTTTCTTCTTTTCAAGTACAGCAATATCTTTCTTAATTTCTTTTACTGTATTCTTATCAACCATTTCTTTCATGTCTTCGCTTTCAGTCATGGCTAATTTGTTTTTTAGTTCTTCGATCTTTTCTTGAACCTTGTTCGCTTTATATTCGTAAGCAGCAACCTCTCCTAATTTTTCAATTTCCTTAAGGTGTTTTTCAATTGCTCTTTTTTTAGCTTCTGTTAAAGTATTCATATTTTCTTCTAGGGATTCATGTTGACTAGCAAAATAAGCTTTTAGTCCTTTTTCTGCATCTTCTTTAGTATCGTAATGTGCTTTCCACATTTTGCCAGTTTTGCCAGAGAAGATTCTCCATTTGTCTCCAACTTTTTTAATGTTAGATCCAGGTACTTTATCTTCTTCTAAAGATTCGTTTAATTTTACAGGTTCCATTCCAGATGATTTGTATTTACCTGTTACTTCTTTGGTCTTTCCTAAACCAGGAGCATCCTCAGTATATCCGATGCCTTTAATGCCAAATGCTCCATCTTTAATGTAGTGCATTGGATCTTTTTCAAGGTTTTTAAATACGATCTTCTTAAGTTCCTCTTCTGTTTTATCTGCATTTTTAGGATCTTTCATTTCAGCATAATATCCTTTTAGGATTTCTGCTGTTGAAATATTGTTATTATTTGATTTATCTTCATAATCATACCCTGCGATTTCTTTTTCCTCAACAGATTTGTCGGTTTTCTTAAGGTCTGATTTTACTTTTTCAGTATTTTCTGTAAAGATTTTAAACCAGTTAGGTTCATTTTCTCTCTGTACTAATACTCCGGTTATACCTTCTGAGATGATTCCTCTTTCGGTTAGGTTGTGTATAGATTGATCAAATGTAAGTGCTCCAGTTACTATATTAGGAAACATAGTTCTAGCTTCCTTAATAAAAAGTTCTTTATTACCTTTACCTTCTTTAATCAAATTGTATTTGTCTTGTAGGCTTTTCATATGTTATAAATAGGGGTTGTTTATTTCCAAAGATCCTTGTATACCATTCCCTTAGCTGCTTTCCTAGTCTTAGCCTTGTCTACAAGCTTCCATCCCATCTTTAAATAATAGTTACGGGAAGTACCTTTGGCATTCTTATTAGGATTAAAAGCATAAGGGGTGTTATAAGCACCAGCTGCCCCGGAGGTTGATTCCTCTTCAAGTATTTCTTTGAGCTGCTGCTTAAACTGAGTTCTAGTCATGATTATAATTGGTTGACTAGTTCGTAATACTGTAATAAGTCGATGATTGAATCGTTAGTTACTTTCTCAGTCTTAGAAACTGGTTTGATATACTTTAATACTTCAACGAGCTTAATTTGCATTACTTTATCTGTGTTAGTTTTGATTTTCTGCTTGAGTAAATCTCTTACTTCCACAATTTTAGTATTGTAGTATTCTTTTAATTTATCTGTATTATCAACAGAAGTAATAACTTCCCTTAGAATATCTTTCTGCTGGGTATTTAAATGATCATACTTCTCATTAAATTTTTCAAGAAGTAATCTGTAAGTTAATACTCTTAAGTCTTTACCATACCCTTTATATTCTTCAAGTAGTGTATCTGTAGGTAAAGTAACGGGTGCTTTAGTTAAGTGCTCTAGTAATGTAAACTTGTTGTTGATTACTATTTGAGGAGCTACTTTTTCTGAAGATTGATTTTCAATTAAGTTATTTAATGCTGCAAAGATTTTGTAGTTGTTTACTTTTACTTTAAAAAACTTCTCAACATTGTAATTATCCCGAATTTCTTTTACTAGGTTGTATTTTTGTTTTCTGATTTCTGATCTTTTTAACTTTGTTGAAGTTTCAACTAAAGTATTAATTATCATCTCAGCTTTTGACTCACTAAGGTTCTTAAAAGAAGTTAGCTGCTCGTATAATTTATACTCTTTTCCTAATTCTGTATTAACAAAATACTTTTTTAAGATATTGATAGCGACAGAATTTTTACCCTCTAATGTATCAGAGGTTATCTGTCTTACCAGAAGTTCAAAAAGAAGTCCTGTGTTCTTGAATTTCGAGTGTTTGATTTGCATCAATGTGTATTTTTTAATAAATATGTATTAATTTTTATTCCCTAATTTGTCTTTCATCTAATAAACTAGATGCTTTCTTTTCTGCTTCAAAAATCATCTTCTTTTTTGCTGGTATTTCTTCCAATACTCTAGTGTATTTAGAGAATTCTCTTCTAGTTGCTTCTAAAGCATAGGGTGAAGTTTTATCTCTTCCATATCCCTGCTGGTCATCAACTTTGTTAGCTTTTCTACCAAGTCTATCCTGTCCTAGAGGATCATCTGTACCGTTAATGAATGATGCTTTTTCTTTAGGACGTCCCATTTCAGGTTCATCTTCATTGTATCCATCAGGTACGTTACCGGGTCTAGTGTAGACTCTACCCTTACCGTAAGCTGTTGCAATGTCATGAGGAGTTCCGTAAGTCTCTCCAGATTCTAAAGGATCATTTCCTTCATTTTCAATCTGAGATAATCTGAATTTACGTTTAGCATCTTCTCTAACTAAGTCTCTCATTTCTTCATATTCATCTTGACTTAAGTGGAAAATATTATCATAAATCCAATCAGAAGAAATCAACTGAGATTCCATCATCTGGGTGGCAAGATCCATTTTTTCTTTTAATAATGCTACTCTTTCTTGATCATAAATGATAGAAGGAGTTGTTAAAGATAATTCAAAGTTAGTTAATGCTTCATCTCTATACCCTTGAATGTATAAATGAACAAATGCAATCTTATACAGTTCAGAAACTATAATTCTTTGTATTTTTTCAATGGTTCTACCAAAGCGAATATCTTCTGCAGCTAATGTAGCCTTACCTTGTAATTTTTCATCATAACCAAGGAATGCTTTAGGTATTCTTAAGGCAGCAAATAACTTATCTCTTAAGTAATTAACGTCTGTAATACCATCATACTGTAATCCACCTAAAGTTTCAATCTTAGTTGATGTATCATTTCCTCTCATAGGGATGTAAAAATCCTCCATAAGGTTCTGCATGTTGTATTTAAGGTTATACTCACCTGTTTGCTGGTCGATGTAAGGAGTTCTCTTCATTTTAGAGATTGCCTTCTGCATAAATCCTTCTACTTCATTTGGAGGAATACCACCAACATTCATGTAGAAAATACGCTTCTCAGGAGCTCTTACAATTCTATGAACCAACATTGCATCTTCCATTAAGGTGTACTGCTTGAATAATTTTCTAGCAGGTTCAATGTAAGAACGACCATAAGGTAAGAAATTCACATCTGTTAAAAGGCGGAAGTGAGCTATTTCGTAGTTGTCAAAGTAAATAGATTTGGCATCGTGCTGGTTAGGAGTTTTAAAGTATCCATAAGTATCAGCGGCCAAGCCGTCTGGATCATAACGGAATCTAACAGCAGTTGGATTTTCTGGATCATAATGTTCTTGTCTTTCTATATTAAAAGCAGCAAAAGGAATTACGTTATAAACACCAAACTTCTCTGAAGCTTCTAATTTCAAGAAGAAGTCACCGTATTTACACATATTTCTAATCCACCAGCTTAAATTAAATTCGATGTTTAGTACATCGTAAAATAAGTTGTAGAGAATTTTTTGTACATTCTCATCATTTGATCTGATGTGAAGTACTTCTCCCATATCGTTCTTTAAGGTAGATTCTTCTGAAAGAATATCTAAGGCTGAAGCAATGATTGCATCAGTATCCATAGCATCATATTCAGAGTAAAGCTGGGTTCTTAAAGTTTGATAGTTAAAAGATGATTGATATCCGTATAATGATGTTGGAGATGTTGTGTAGATTCTATTATATCTTGCAACTAAAGAGTTATTCTCTAGCTCTCCAGACATTTGAATTTGATTTGTGTCGGCGACTTTAAGTTGATCACCCCCAACATTCCTTATTATTACGTCTGTTGAGAATAATCTACGTAGTCTCGAAAATACACTAGTGTCTGCCATTGCTATTAATCAATATAAGTATAAATAGTTAATAAATCCAGCTTATATCTTCTTTTCCTCCTTTTCCATTGTCAATCTCATAAGGATTTCTTACATTGGACGGTAGGTAGGCTGCTTGATAAGATGGTTTTGAGGTTGTAACATTGTTTAAAATATTACGAGTTAGTTCTATTCCCTGCTGTCTAAACTTTAAAGCAGTGTCTCTGATGTACATTCCTATACCAAAAGACATTACCAAGTCATCATTATAACCGTGCTGTGCTTCTGCTCTTCCATTCTTCCAAACAAAGACTTTCATCTCTTCAATTAAACGCTTGGATTGAATGGTTACTGCTTTCTCATTAACATACTCTTGGAATTTACCTACTATAATAGGTCTGGTTCTTTGGTTTGTTGAGAAACCAGCTACAAGACTTGAGTTTGGATCGTATTGATCAAAATAAGTTTCTGCTGTTATGTTACCGTTTCTAGGTGAATAGTAAAGGTTAGCATAGCCTCTATCAATAATAGTTTGAATTGTTGACCAACCTACAGATGCATTCTCAACTACAAGCAAAGCATCATTATATTCACTAGCAATTCCGACAAGCAAATGTCCGAATTCCTTAGTTCCTAACTGTCCTCTATACTCTCCTACTTGAACATTGTTCTCAATATCAATAATATGGAAGGCAGAATAGTCTTTTCCATCACCTCTTGCTACGTCGGCTACTACCATATAAGATCTTGAATAGTCTGCCGGTTCCCAGATCCATAAATTCTGGTCAGCACCACGTCTTTCCATTGGTTCTTTGACGTAGGTCTGTTGATAGAACTCTAAATACTCACCGTAAAAGACTGTATCCCCTGAAGTACTGAAATCACAATCACACTCCTGTGCTGCAAGTCTTGGATCTCCAAGTAATTCATCTTGTCTTCTTCTCCAATCATCGTTTCTCTCCGGGTGAACGTACCAAGGTAGTTTAATTGGTAAGAAATCATTCTCTCCAGATTCAGCTCTTACCCAGGTTTGATGAAACCAGTTACCGGTACCGTAAGGAGTTGATAATACTATCGCTCCTCCCCCGGTTGCTAAGGTTTGCTGAGCAGATGCCCAGGTTTCTGCAATGTTATCAATGAAGGCTGCCTCGTCAATTAACAGTAATGATACAGCTTCTGAACGTGCAGAGTCTGAATTTGATGATTTAGCTTGTATTTTAGACCCGTTTGATAGTCTTAAAGACAATTTATTATGTTCAACTGCCGGTACTGTCAACCAAGACGGTAGGTTTTCATACATAAACTGCACTTTTGATACAAGATTTCGTGCAGTTGCTTGTGTTGTTGCAAGGGTTAGTACGTTTTTATCCTTGTGAAAAAGCATCAACCACAGTGCATATCCTGCTCCTAAAGTGGAAATACCCAACTGTCTTGACTTTAAAACAATAGAATATGGGTGATCTTGAAAGTGTTTTAATACTTTTTCCTGAAAAGGATATAAGTGAAATAGGATTCTACCTCGTTGTGGATGCTGAATATAGCAGTATTTTTTCATAAAATGTACCGGGTCAACGACACATTTAACGTACTCCTGCCTTATAATCTGTTTTAAATCTTCACTCATAAAGTTTTACTTAGTAAGCTGCCAATATACTCCTGCTTTAACTACCGGTTGGAGGTTATTATTGACTCCAAATCCTAACCTGTAAATTACTTTATTATTTCTTTCATAAAGACCATCTAAAGTTAAAGTGCTTGTTTTACCAAACCCTATAGAAGGTCCAGCAAAGAAAGCGTGTTTTCTAATTTCCTGTTTAGTTACTATAGTCTCGATAATCTTACTCCTAATAATAGCTTTAAGTTCCGTGTTAATTGAATCTAAAGGACTGTTTGAGTATATCTTAGTGTAGACGGTTACTTTAATTGAATCTGAATTAAAAGTAAAGGTGTCTGGTGTCATGTATTTCTTAATAGGTATTACTACTATATGTCCGGTAGAGTCAATAATTGTATCGTGGATATAAAACGGAACCGGTACTGGCTTAATTTTAGTTTTACCTTTGGTTCTAATAGTGTCATGTATGTAAGAAGTATCTGTTATAGTATCAGTAAACCCGGTACTAGTTTCACATTCCTTACATTTAGTAAGCCATATTATAATTGTAAGCAGTAGTAGAATAACTACATATAAATCTCTATTTTTCATCTAAATTTGATATCTTATGTATTTTTAAAAGCAACGTTCCTTCACCTTTAACAACTCGGTGCCAGTCGTGTCTTAATATAAATATAGATGTGTTTGGTTCTAATTCAAAAGGAAGTCCATCATCAAATTGAAAACCCCATCCTTCACCGCATTCTAATACTTCAACCATGCGGTCTTCGTTATCACGATGCCATAAAAGTTCAATCGGATCTATATTTTCGTCAAACTCACGAATAATATACTCCTCAGTAACTTCTAAGTCTTTATAAGGTTTTATTTCAAGTGACTCTCCTTGTTCCATATGATGATTTTAAATTTCTCAGGTTCTACTCCAAAGAAATTACATTTCCAATCACTCTGTTCAAAGAAAGATAAGGAATCCCATTCTGATTTCCTACTTAAAAGAGATTTAGCTGCATCATTCCAATCTGTATTTAATGCTAATATCTCAATTTTTTCTTTCATTTTTAAGACTGAATCATAGTCAAATCCATCCCATTCGTAATGAAAAACTTCAAAAACATTGCCTTCTTTATCTACATAATCAATAGATAAATCAATTCCCCATTTTGGATTAATTTGTATAAGTTTATAGACTAGTGGATTTTTTCTAGACCAATGTTGTAATTGCCCTAAAGCAGCTCCAGTGTAACCTTTTCTTTCAAATAGTAGAGCATGGTTAATATGGGCACCTTCTGTGATTGGTTCAGAAATAAACCAGGGGTATTTTAAGGCTAGTTTATAACGGTGATTAGAAGCAGGTGTATTTACTTGTGCATACTGTTGTTCTAGGAGTGTTAAATCATACCCGTTGGTATCAAATAATTCAACCTCCTCTGCGGTAGGGGTTTCTAATCTGCCTAATGGTATTCCCCAGTAAGCATTAGCATCTAAAGTACTATTTGTTAGTTTCAACATCGGCAGGTTTAAACCAGTTTGAACACCACTTACTTGGGTCCTTGATCTGTTTACCTTCGTCGTCTAAAAGTTCATCAGTACCTTTATAAGCCTTGTAATCCGGGTTAGAGCATTTATGTAGGTTATCTTCTTTATGGTAAAATCTACAAACATGACACCCAAAACCTACCGGTGAATACATATAAGGTACGTACTCTTCTTTTTCTGCTTCTTTTAGAAGGTCAACTAATTTTATCATTTTTTATTTCTAATTAATAATTCACCTAATACTTCCAAACGTCCAACTTCTTTCTGGAATTCAACTGGGGACATATTTAGGGAAATTTTACCTAAGGTTTGTTGAAATTCCTGCTTAGCTTTTACGGCGTCAAATTTACCTTTAGCTGCTTTATCATAATAAGGTAATTTTACCTTAAAGTGATGCCAGGTTAGCATTGCTAATCCTCCGGTAGATTCTGCACTTTCTGCAATTTTAGAAGCTCCTTTGCCTCTGGTGGCTGCAAAGTCTTGGAATGTTTCTTTAGCTTCTTTAAGTAAGTCTAATAATTTCATTTTGTTTTTCCCCAGGTTTTACCTTTTCCTTTTGTTTTACATTGAGCTGGTGTTGGTCTACAGGCAGGATATTTAGAACGTTTTTCTCCTTCTTTTCTTCCGCAGGATTTATATCCTCCGTCTCCATCAGGAGCATTGCAATCTACCCAACCTCTTTCTTTTCCTTTTGCACCTTGTCTATTAAACCATTTATGTAAAGATTCTGCTTCTTCAAGCTCCTCTTCCTCTTTAATATCTTTCCAGATTTCGCCATTGCGGCACCTTACTACAGCACCTGATTTGTAAGCTGAAGGTTTGTCATATTTACGGTCAGCAATTCTTAAACATCTATCACGTTTCTCTTTCTCTTCGCTGAGAATTTGTGTTAGAATGTCTATCAGCTTAGCCATAATTAAAAATAAGTTTGTTCGAAATATAAAATTTCAAAAGGATTAGAAACGTTAATCAATTGAGCAGCATTTAATAAGTCTGCATATTCAGCAACTGATTCTGTTTGTCCTACTCTTAGAGTCTGTAAGAAATCAAAAGTTGATAAGCACATAGGGAAGATTGCTTGTGAATTTGAGTTATAAGACATTAACAATCCAAGCTCCATATCATATGCTTTATTTACAATATCAATAAGATTTAAATAATTAGGGATAGACTTAATAGGTGCAATCACCGGTAATACATTCCAATCCACTAAATACTTCTGAAGCATTTCAGCATGTGTTAATTCATTTGCAGCCTCTTCTGCAAAAAAGGCAGCTGCTTTATTATAAGCTTTATCTTTACACCAGTTTGAAGCATTTCTATAAAAATAATGGGCAGTATACTCATCTTTCAACCTTTCCATCAATAGCATTACTACCTGAGGTTCTAAAGTAACAGGAATTCTTACATCTGTCTGAGCTGCAGCCTGTATTTCATTTAATGATTTTAATTTTGTTTTCATATAATGTTATTATAAATAGCTTACCAGTATCCTGAGTAAGTTCCTTTTAATCCTAGTAGCTTAGCATATCTTGGAAGACGACAAGCCCAGTACCCTGGTTTTGTTTTGTCTTTCTTCTCAGCACAGTTGTGTCTTTTTGCAAAGTTTACTCTGGCTTGTGGGTCGTTTATTTTGGCGGTTAAACCTGTTGTTCCTCCAAAAGATACTTTTATAATTTTTTTAGTTTTTGGATTCTTAACATAAACATAGAATTTTTTAGAACCACCACGCTTTGGTTTACCTAATGAAACTTCCTTACCTTGGTATTTAGCTTCATCTAGATCTTCTTCAAGCATTGGTAAATCTAAAGGTACTAAATCACCTTCGAATAAACCATACTCTCCTAAGTTAGTCTCTAGTAAAATTTCTCTATCTTCTGGTCCAACATCGAGAATATTTCTTGAATATAAGGTTCTAGCTTCTTTCCATAAATCTAAAAAAGCAGAAGAACCATACCGGAAAGTATTCTCAGTTAATGGTTTCTTGTTTTTAATATGGTATAAAAGGTTTTCAGATAAAGGCTGTTGAAAGGTTATTCCTTCATTTAAAAGAGGAGCTTTTCCTCCGCAAGTATTACATCCACAGCTGCACATATATTATAATTATGATGAGAATAATGTATTAGTAAGTATATTTAAAGCACCTTGGTTAGTTGATACACCCTTAAGTAGTTGTTCGTCTGATAATTCGTTTATCAGATCTTCCGTTATTTGGGTGTATTTTATGTTTCCCTTCTGGTTAACATTCACTAAATAGCCACCAATCCCTGGTTTTTTGGATAATTTAGAAGTTAATAACCGCCTAAGCATTTCTGCTGTTCCGTGTTTAGGAGTTATCTCTCCTTCAATATGAAGTGCTTTTTTAACAGTATCTATATTGTTGTAAATATTTTTAATAACTGAATATTGATCTGCTATGTTTCTTAAGTCACTTTGATCAAAATCAGACATATGTTTAAATGCCTCTAACAGTTCTGTAGTGTTGAAAGTCATTGTGCCTGCAGTTCTTTTACCTCCTTGGAAAGTACTTACTAAAGTAGATACTCCAAAGACTACTCCAAGTATGGCGATATTATCTTTATCGGACCCATAACGACCTAAAGTCATTTTGGTTGTCTCGTAAGCTTTTACTTCAAGTCCGGTAGTTCCGTCTATCAACAAATCAGGATTATCACTTCCTCTGGTATCTTCTACTGTATGTCCTTTAGATAAAAGCCAATACATGGCAATTTCACCGTTACCGGATCCCTTACTTCCTGCACTATCTATATCTTTTCCAGATTTTGGCGGGGAAATAGGGTATAATTTTGAAAAGATTTTTTCATCTTCTCCTGATAGATTAATGTCTTTACCTATTTCATAAACTTGAGAGGGTTGTGGTACTTCTCCATTCTCGTCTCCGGTTAAAGCTTTAGCGATAACTTTATCATACACACTTGCATTTTTAGGTGCTTGTGCTGCCTGAGCTTCAAATAATTCAAATAGAAGCTTTCTATCAGCTTCATTATTCATATCTGGATATCCTTTAGGAAATTTGTATGAAACCTGTCTTATAAATTTTTCTAAAATATCCATTATGCTTCCTCCGGTGTTTCTTCTGTAGGTGTTTCTTCTCCTGCTAAAGGCTCTTCTAGAGCTGCTTCCATACTTCCACCACCTCCGGTACTTTCACCGCCAGTATCGGCTTCATTCTCAGGATTAATTGCTTTACCGTATTTGAGTAATCTAGAGATAGAATCTATTGCTTGATCTTCTTCTCCTAAATTTAATAAGTAATAACGTTTTCCTTCAACTTCAGCCATCCAGGATCTTCCTAAATCAGAGAGGTAGAAAGAAAAACCGTTTTCTAATATGATTCTAAAGGTTGGTGGCTTGGGTGCTACCCATTGTATATCCTTAACAAATAAATTAAACTGAGGGGACATTAGATCAGTCAAAATAGAGATGAGATCAGGTACTTGGTTGAGTATCTTATACTCTTGGTATTTGTTAATACCCTCACTTTTCATCTTCTTGATGATAGTCTTTTTGATTATTGATCTTAGTTCTTGTTTATTCATCTGGTGCTAAAGATACGGATTATTATTTTATAAAGCCACCCTTTGTTTGGTTGTGTGACATCACTTTGTACATCTTCTTAGTAATAGACATTCCGTCCTCGTTAACGTTGTCAAAGTAGTGTCTATCTCTTAAGTTTATAGTTTTTCTCTTCTTTAAGTCAAAAGGAGTTAAAAATGGTTTTCCTTCTGAGTAAGAATGTATTGCTTGGTAGATTCCCCCATCAGCAGCTCTAACTACATCCCCTACGTTTAAAGTAGTTCCTTCATCGTCTTTTGCAGGTTCGTTATTAACCATTAAAGGAGCAGTATTTGAGATTGATTCTCCTTCAAGGTATCTAGCAACAGCGCTTAGGTAATCTTCTGCTTTTGTTAATTTAGACTGTACCCAGGCTTGTAACTGTGTTTTATCACTAATAGAATCAAATAAAGATTTAGCATTTTTAACAATTGAAACTAATTGTGATTTTGCCATTTGACCTTCGTAGTCATATTCTTTTACTTCAAAGATTGGATGTTTGCTTTCAGTCACAGGAGCACGGTGAGGTGTTGTTAAGTCTGGATTCCAGTCTTTAATCATATTGATCCAAAAAGTCTTGATTGCTCTTAAACCTGCTTGTCTAGATTCTTCCGGGATTTCTTTTAAACGATCTTCAAACTCCATAAGAAGTTCTTCCATATACATTTCTACTGATTGTCCAGAAACATCAACATAAGCATCGTCATCCATATTATCTTCAAAGAAGTCATAAACTTCTTTTAACTGTACGTCAATTCCTTGTGTTGTATATTTTTTAATGTCAGCAGGAGATGTTGTTTTAGAGACTACTACAGAGCCTGCAGTTGGATCAACATCAACTTCTTTTAGTTTATTCATTATCTTAGAAACAACTTCATGCTTCATTTTTGAGCTTCCTGATGATTTTTTTTCAAGTTCAGCTTTTACATCTGCTAGATCCTGTTTAAGTATTGCTAATTTTTTAGGGTCTTTTTCAGCGTTTATTTGATTCTGAAGTGTTCCAATGTAAGAAGCTAGTTGATTTTTACTAGCATCAGAGTAAGCTTCGTTTATTTTAGCGTCTTTTGCTGCTTTTTTCATAGGTTCGGTCTTGTTACCATCTTTGTCTATATCTAAGAAATCAGGTTTAGCTCCTTCCTTAAAAGGTCTAGGGCATGGAGTTCCTTTTACGTGAACGTGTCCACATCTTCCGCAAAGTGTAGCTTTAGCTTCCGATAAGTTATCTGTCATTCCCTGTATTACTTTATCTGTAATGTCAAATCTATCATCTATAAAAGCCTGTAGGATTGCATCGTAAACCTTTTTTCCTCCTTTTATTTTCGAGGGATTGATTTCTAATGTTTTACCGTTGTTTAAGTAAACTCTAATTTTGCTTGGCTTTTCAAATTGATCCCAGTCCTTATATAGTGCCATAATATTAATATTTTTTCTGTAAGAAATGCTTGATATGATCTACTACTTCTGTTCTAGTGGGTTTTTTAGCAGGTTCTTCTGCGGTTTCGTCGAGTTGACTCCAGAGTATTTGATCAGCTTCCTTAGTCATATACTTAGAGTAATGTTCGCTAAAATATTTTTTAGCTGTATTATAGCGTTCTGAATCAGAGTCAAAAGGTAAGTCTTCTTCGCTTGCCCATTCTTCCACCTTAACAAAAGGTACATGAATCTCTTTTGCATTCTCAAGATCGTTTTCAGCACCTACTGTAAATGTAACATCAAAAGGCTCTTCACCTTCTGGTTCAAAATAAACATCTTCCCAGCTAGTTATTTTACCGTGAAGTTCAGGGATATACTCTGTGGTCGTAATTGGGTCGTTATCGTTTTCTGCCATTAAGACGTACTTACGTCTCCAGTTTGACATATTAAAGGAGTTACTCATATTAATAAATAGGTTTATTTCTTTAACTTTTCAAGATACTCGATAGCTTCTTGTTTCTGTTTAAGTATCTGCTGTTTGTTTATTTTACCCCAGTCCTCAACCTCACCTGCTTCTGTTACAAAGCCTCCGTTACTATTGTTAATCAAATCATCAACCCAAATCTCATAGTTATCTATTATACCGTCAATTTCTGAGTTGTGAATACTATTATGATATTCTTCCCATTTACCGGTTGCTTTTAATTTAGTCTCAAATTTAATCTGACAATCAAAGCAGTGGTGGTGTATGTTATAGAACTGTGCATCAAACCGGTTCTTCATAAGGGTCTTACATTCCGGGCAAAATAAAGGCATTTTACCTAAGTCTCTTGCTTTTTGTAATTTAGGGACTGTTTGTTTAACTCCGTTCTTGATAGTCCATTGTCTACCGTCTTCTTCCCAAATTTCACCTTCTTGTCTATCAACAATATTCTTTGTATACCCAGAAGAGACGCTGGTTTTTTCTCCGGTTTTACCTTGTACTAAGTTTCTTATTCTTTGTAGGTCTGCTTCTTTAAATTCTTTTTTTAAAACTGATTCTTTCATTTTTTTATGGTTATTAGAACTCTGGTAAAGATAATGCTTTTCTTTTTGTTCTCCAAAGATTTAAAATAATTTCTTTTTCTTCTGGTGTTATATCCTGCATGTCTAAGTAAGTATTTAATACATCTTTAAAAGGAGTTCTTGTTTTTTTAGCTTTTAAATACATACCCTGAAGCATTGGTTCTAATTCTGATTGTAGTTTAAAGTAATCTGCTTTAGGTAATAATTCCCAATCAATCATCTGTCTAAGCATTTTATCATCCGGGGTTTCTTTTGCAGGTACTAAATTAACTCCCATTTGAGTTAAGTGCTCAAGTTCATGACGAACTACATCAATTAGATCTTCGTAGATTTTAGACCAGAACTGAGGTAGTGATCTTGGATCAACTTGGAATCTAATCTCAAGATAAGCAAAGTCTGTATCATCTTCGTCATCATCTTCTCCTTTTTGACTCTCAGCATCTGCTCCTCCGTCTACTTTATAGGTACCTTCTTCAGTTTCTTTAACTAAAAGATCAGCACTTAAAACAAAATCCATTGGTCGGCCTTTTGCATCTTGAGTTTCATACTCTTCATCAAAGCTTAAAATACCTTCTTGTCCGTTATACTCTTCTTTCCAAGCTGCCATTATATCCTTAACTACTGTTCTAGTTAATGAATCATAAACTCCTTCGGCAATAATTGGTTCATCATTTTGATCTCCGGGTGCAAAGCCTTTAATGTTTCTAATACTGTTATTTCCCACTCTATCATTTTCCCAGGCCCTGAAAAGCATGTTACCGTTATTGTAAGCCTCGCTTTCAATGTCTGCTAGGTAGTCATCCTCATTAACATTTGTAGTGTTAATTCCTGTCAGTCTTCCTTCAAGGTTTTGACAGTGGTGAATCATCTCATGAGCAAATGATCTTAAGATATCTTTAGGATGTCTACCGGTGATATAAAGTACAATCACTTTATTATTAGGGTCATAATACGCGGTTCTCCCTAAGGTATTTTTTGCATTGTCTTCATCCTCCACGTATTGAACTTCAGGTGCAGGAAGAATGTTTAAACCTTGCTCAACCATATAGTTAGTTAGTTCCTCAATAAGAGGTTCTAATTCTTTTTGAACTGGTGGTTCGAAAGTATAATCTGTGGTGTATAAGCCTTCTGTTTGTTTTGATTCTTCTTCTAAAGGTTCATATCCAGAACCGTAAGGTGCTGCTTTACCTTTTTCTTCAAAAGTCATCTTAGGACTACTAGTCATGAAATTTGGTTTTCTCATAATAGTCTTAGCAATGGCTTTATTTGTCATATTTAAGAAAGGAATATTTAGGTTTGTTACTTTGTCATTAGCAACAATCTCATCATATTTCTGGAAGAAGTCAAAAAATTCTTTTTTATTCTTACCAAGTCTTTTAAAGAAGCCAATCAATTGAGCAAGTGTTACATCAGATTCTCTGCCGGTCAATCTATCAAGTACGTGCTTAGAAGTTAAATCAACATCAATAGGTGCAAGCTGGGTGTCAGCAAAAGTATCTGCAGTTTTAACGTCTTGAGCAGACATTCCTTCATTCTTAGAATGGAAGTTGATAAACCAGTTTGCCTGCTGTTTATCTAAAGGTGTAGCGTTTTCTCTATTCTTAAATTTTTTAGCTTTTTCAATAGTAACATCACCTCCGTAAGCTTTAGTAATCTTTGCTTTAAAAGTACCCGGTGCTCCGTTATTGGTTCTTTTACCTTTATAAGATTCAGTTAAATCTTCTTTTTTTCCTTTAGAGAGAGCTTGAATGTATTCTTTAGCGGTTACTCCCTTAGGTAGGAAAGTCTGAATAGCTTCTAAATCTTTATCCTTAAGAGCGGTTCTTAATCCGCTGGCAGATAATCCTTTTAAGTTTCCAATGTTAACCGGAGTTACATGACCGTATTTATTTTGATTCTTCTCAACACTTCTCCAACGATCTTCTTCATCTTTTCCAAAGATAGCAAGATATTTATTTTCCGGATGTGCTTCAAATTCTTTGTATGCATCTAAAACCGGAGTAGGATTTTCCGCTAATTTAATCTCAACGTTATCAGGTAGTAAACCTTTTTGTCTGTATAAATCCCAAACTGCTAGAGATTGACTAGCATCAACAGATACCTGTCCTTCTTTAGTTCTTGGCTGTTTTGAAACATAAACGTAAACCTTGTTAACCTTAGGTGCAATTACCTGAATTGCTTTTAGGTGACTGGCATGTGGTGGTTTAAATGCTCCAGGAAATACTGCAATGGTTTGTTTTCCAATTTCAGCTTCTAGGATTGGCTTAATAAGGCTTGTAATAAAAGAGCCGTATTTTTCTTCTAAGGAAGCTACTGTATCTAAAGCCATCTGCTTATTATCTCCTTTAGGAGTTCCTACTTCCCCGGATTTAATCGATACCATTGATTTAAAAATTCCTTTAATTCTATTTTTTGATCTTGGATTTTTTAATTTTTTAAGATCAGAAACCAAATTATTAAAAGGTTGATCAATATTGTAATTAGAAAGTAGCTTCTTAACATCAGACCAGTTACTTGACTTCCAAACTTCAGTTCTATCAAGTTGTTTATAGTCTTCATCAAGAGTTACAATCCTAAGAGTTAAACCTGCTGATGATAAGTTAAATTCATATTCTTGGTTTGGTTCTAAACTAGGTATATTCTTGATACCCATCTTATCAATAACCTTATTAGGATCTTCTTCTAAAGTTACCACTTTAACAAGTCCTAAAATTAACCCCTGGATTTCTGCTGGGTAATCTAGGAAAGTCTTTTTGAAGTCACCTTCTTCCTCTGTTAAAGCAATTATATTATCAACTTGAACAAATTCGCCAGGCATTCCTACAATCGGATATAAAATTGTTACAATCTCTCCGGTGTTTAGGGTTTTTTTACCTTTATACTTTTCACTCTTAAAAGGAACGATTATATCGTCTGGAAGTGATTCTAAGTGCTTGGCAAGCTGTTTTTTAAATTCTTTCTTATCTTCTCCTTCAAAAGTAGTAATTAAATCAATATCACCAAAGTCTTGTTTGGCTGAAGTATTATAAGATCCGGAAACTTTAGCTGATTTAAAGCCGGGTATCTTGCTTAATACTTTATCAATATATTCTTGAACTGTCTTCTCGACAGCTGATCTTGGTATGCGATTACCTCCTGCTGAACCTGACATTATGCTGTTTTATATTTAATTAAATTAGAATCATCTGGTAAGAATTTACCTTTTAAACCTAAACGTTCCTGGTTTTTAATCCAATAGTCTTGTAAGTCTTCAGGAATATCTGCTCTAGTTGAATCTAGAATTTTTAAGTATGTATCAAAGATGCTATTTAAATCTTCCTGAGATAGGTGAGATTTTAAATAATCCATCAACTCAAAATAATCATTAAGAACATCCTGTGTAATTTCTACTCCGTAAAGTTTATTGATTAATTCTAAAGTTTCTTTTGGACTTTCTGCTTCTACCTCTCTGGTTTCTTTATCAATAATTCCTTGACCGTGTTTGAAGATTTTACCCTTGTTTGCAAATAATGCAACTAATAATTGGGTTCTATGAAGACCCTTAACGTTACCTTTGTATAAGTTAGAATAATAACTGAATCTTAACCATTCTGGATTTCCAACGTTAATATCAATCTGAACGCTTTCTGGAAGTTCTTCTCCTGCTTCATTATACTGTGGGAAAGCGAAAAATAAAGAACCGTTAGTAGCAGATTTAGGATCTGATTCAATGGTTAGATTTGATTGGTTTACCTTATTTGCTATAAGTTCAAGCATTGCTCTTAAAGCAATTTGAGCCGGAGTGGCTGTTCTTGCTCTCTTGGCGATCTTCTCAGACAATTCATTAAATTCCGTAGGGTTAATATCCCATCCTTCAAAGTCTGGTTTTTCACCTGTTAAGAAATTCTTCACATCATAAGATAAATCAATATCTCCAGAAATGTCTTTTTTACCGGCAGATCCTAATTTTTCAAAGGATTTAAACGTAGAGGCTTTCTTTGGAAATATTTCTCCAAGTACCTCTACGAATTTCTCCATTGTAGATTCAATATTTTCTTTTTTTATAGATGCGGTTGTTCCAAAAACGTTACCGCCCTCATTTAATATTTGCTTTAAAAGTGAGGTAAGCTTGATCATATGTTATAAATATCACCCTTTCAGTTTGATACTGGTAGGTAATACTTCTGTAGAAGGTTTAAGTTCTGGATGTTTCATTTTAAAGATTTCATATAGGTGTTTGAAGATTCTTTTATTTTCTTCTAACGGTTCTGTTGCTTCCTTAATTTCCCAGCCTTTTCCCTGCATCTTGTCTGCTTTCTTACTCTCTCCTCTGGTCATTGCTTTCAGCCATAAAATGCCCATTCGGTCGATTGGTCTATTAAAACATTCATTCCAGCCGGTTGCATAACAGGCAAGTTGTAAATCATAAGTATCATGTAAAGCATTTGAAGTCTTAATATCAAGCAACCAAAGTTCACCATTAATTTCAACGATCAAATCAGCAGTACCGGCAACCTGTAATTCATCAGAGAAAATATGAACCTCTGATTCTATTAAGGTAGGTTTGTAGGTCTCCCAAAATTCAACAAACTTTAAAATCATCTGCCAGACTTTAAGACTATATTTAGTAGTACCCCATTCATTTAACCAATGAACTTCTTCTCCTTTTAAATAAGCTTCAATAGCATTATGGACCTGTGTACCTTCTTCTCCGGCACGTCTCATAATAATATCAGCATTTGTTCCTACTTCTTTTAACCAAGTTTCAAAGAATTTATCTTTAGGAAAATAAGATAATACAGTTGTTACGGAAGGGTAATAAACGCCTTCTTTTCTCTGGTAGTATCTAGAGTCTTGTAGGGTGATTTGTCGAGCGGTTGAATCTGGGTGTATTAACCTCTGTACTCTTTTGTCTTTTAAGTTTTCGTTTTTTTCAATCATAATTGAAATTTTTTCTCCATTAAGGTTCTGAATGTTAATGGGGTGCTTTTATGTAGTAGTTTAGTAAATTCTGTAAATCCAAGTTCGGAAGGATCTTTCTGATCTAGATCAACTAGAAATACTTCTTTTCCGTGGTTTAATAAGGTTTGGCAATACTCCAAGGCTTGTTTTAATGCATCATTATCTAATGCAATAAAGACTTGTTTAACACTTGAAGATACAATCTTTTTCATAAGTTTTTCCGGTAAGGTTTTACCTAATAATGGGATTGCATTACGTTTGATTGCCATTGCATCAAAAGTACCTTCACATAATACTATTGGACTCTCCCAGTTTATAAGGAGGTCAAAAGCAATAATATTTTTTGAGGCTTGTGGGTTTTTATACTTAATATCTGTAGGTCCGAAATTACGACCAACAAAGTAATTTAAAGCTCCGTGTTCATCGTAACTAGGTATGATTATCATATCGTTATACCGACCTGAATCACAGTATCCTAAGTTGTAACGTTTAATATCAGTAGAGGTTATGTTACGTTCTTTTAAGTACCTTAAAGCTTGTCTAACCTTTACGTCTTTAGTATCAGCATCATATAATGCTTTGTATTCCTTAGGTAATCCTAGAGCTTCAGTTTTAACTCCATGCTCTTCCTGGAAGGAAATCTTAACATAGTTCTTAAGTTCCTGAACTTTATGGTCAGGAGCAGAGACAGCTTTAAATAAACTAACTAATTTTTTCCCCTTCTTATTGCAGACCCAGCAATGCCAGTGGTTGATCCCTTCCTCATTTTCTTTAAAGTTAACCTCTAATTTAGGTTTATAATGATTACAGAAAGGACATGGATAAGAATAATTATCCCCAGACGTAGCTTTCCCTGCTCCTAATACACTATTTACTAGGTTTACTAGTAGATGATTGACCATTAATTAAATATACGAAACTAATTGGGTATGTGCAAGTCTTTTCTAAAAAATTTACCGAGGATGTTGTCGTTGTATGAGTTTGTATAAAGTACTTCATGTTTACATTGATATTCTATCTCATAATATGTGAGTTCTTTTTTAGATTTGCAAAGTTTAAGAACTTTTCTCTCAAAGTTTTCTACTCCATGGACTTTAATATCTGCTAGAAGTTCTTTATTAGAACCCCAGTACATCATCCAATTTGATTCTTTAGTAACTATTTTATGAGTAGGTTTTCTTCCAGGTCCGGTCTGTTCTGAGATTTCTTTTTTTGTAAGTTTAGTTTTTGTATTATTCCAAAATACTTTTTTACCTATGTAAAATTTTCCTGTAAGTTTGTTTTTTATTATATACACAAACCCAAACCAATCCTCCGGAGAGAATGGGTCAATATAAATCCATTTCTGGGTCATTATCTGTCGATGTTAATTATTATGTTGGTATCTGTTACGTTATTTAACGGTAACGGTTTTGCAAGTTTTGCAACTGCAATTAAGTCTTGTTTTTCATTATAAAGCCCCACTGTGGTTACATATGGGTTAAAATAGGAGCCTGTTGCAAAGTCATATAATATCCCTTCTGTTGATCCTGATATTAGGCTAGGGTTTAAACTAAAATTAAACTCAGATGAATTTACTGTACATTTATATTGTGTTTCAAAAATAGTATATGAACTAGAGAAGGAACAAGTAACGTATGGGGAACTTATAAATCCAGGTATGAAGTTAGTATCATTTCCACCATAAGTATCTACTCCATAATTTGCTGTTCCATAAAAAGAACCTGAAGATGCATCTGATGTTATAACAGCTATTCCGTGTTGGTATGTAATTATCCCGCAAAGTTCATTACCTACTGTTATTAAATTACCATTACCGTCGTCTGTGATACTTCCTGAAGGTCCTTCTAATTTAAAAGATCCTGGTTGTATTTTTTCTCCAAATAATTTAGTAGGTATTGAAATTACCCCAATCACTGCATCAGAAGCAGCTGGAAAGTATCTTTCGTAGGTTAGAGTATTTTGTAGGTAGTTCTCATAGCGACCAGCACTTGAAGTAGGCCCTACTAATACGTTTCCTGCAGGGTTATTTCCTGGGATTATGTACGGGATAGAGACTGGATCTCCGTAGCTTGAACTAAGGTAGTTTGAATAGTATAATTCTTTTATTGAATTATAAATTAACCTCTTGTATTCAGTAGCTACCTGTCCGGTTGTACTTTCACTTAGTGAAAATAAACCTTGTATGTTCTGTCCTAGAAATCTATCAATACCAACATCAGATCCAGTTAAAGCAGCTGCACCTTTAAAAGTAAACGCTTTGTTTACCTCAAAGGGAGTTACTATAATATCCGAAGCTAGTAGTTGTTTGTATGCACTCATTCATTTTAGAAATCAAGCTTAACTCTAATCAAAGATTCTTTTGTAAAGTCTTTAACTAAAGGTTTAGACAATTTTGCTACTGCTAGTAAGTCGTTAGTATCGTTGTAGAATCCTACAGTTGTGATGTAAGTTTGTGGTGAGTTAATAAATGTACTATACAAAACATCTCCTGTTGAACCTGAAATAAATGATGGGTTCTCAGAATAGTTAAATTCGGCATTTCTTGATCTTACAAACACGTAATCAGATGTTACTGTCTCTTCACTATTTAGTTGAAAAGAAGCATTTGCAGCTCCTGAACCTGAGATCGCTCTAAATAATTTACCAATATTATCACCGTCTGCATCTGAAGATCTTGAAGGTTCTAAATTAATTGATTGAGATAGTGCTAATGGGTTTAGAATAATAGTTGCAATATCTGGTAAGAATAAACCATAAGATCCTGAAGAAGGTGAATACCCTGTTCCTGAATATGCTACTCCGTTTGAACCAGAAATGATTTGGTATACTCTACCGCAATCTAAATAAGTATCTGTTGATACCATTCCAGAATTATCTGTTAATACTAATGTACCTACTGAACCTCCTGATCCTGTTAATTTTAAATTAAAAGTACCTTTTAACAAATGCTCTTTATATCTTGCTCTATCAATAGAGATTGCCCAGAAATCAGAAGCGGTTACTGTACCGAAGATAAACTGTGCATTTTCATCTCCGTATACTAAATTACGATATTGACCGTAGACTGTTCTTGTTGGTGATACTCCCGGTACTAAATCATTATAGTTAGCACTTCCTGATCCTTGCTTGTTTCCGTATGCGATTGCAAATTGAACTGCTGATCCAGATGCTGTTGAACCAGTCTGGTATACATTCTTATAGTATGAATCATTAGTAGAAGTTGTTGATGATGTCCAGAAAGTACTTAATGTAGGACTGTTAGTAGACCAGGCTGTTGCTGTTACTGAGTCTATACTTACTAGAAAATCTTCTGGGTCGAGTCTTTTATATGACATGCTTTATATCTTAGTTTGTTTTAACAATTGTTACTGGGATTTGTAATCTTGCTCCTGAATCTCTTCCTATTACTTGCAAGGTTGCAGATAATGAAGTGTTTGATCCGAATAAAGTATTTACTGTTGTTGCACTTACATTTAAAGTGGTTCCAATTACTGTCTTAGATACGTTAGTACCTACAGTTGTGGTTGAATTTAAAGCAACAACGTCTGGTGTGTTAATTCCCACTCCTGTGAATGAGTTAAATAATCTCACATCAGAAATTGTGAATGTATATCCAGAAGCTTCGTATAATGAAGTTTGTGAAAGGTAATTTAAAGTCTGTGGAGTAATTGCAAGACTTGCTCCTTGTTTCAAAGTGATTGAAGAATAACCAATATTTAAAACTGGCATTCTAGCAGTACCTCTAGGTAAGGTTACAAGTTTGTATTTCATAATTTGAGTCTCGTCAGGAAATGCTTCTAAAAGAGGCATGTTCTCGATTGCTTCTCCGTAAAATGCAGAACCTGAAGGCTGTGAAGGATTATAGAGTGTATAATCGATTTCATCGTCTGATAATGCAAATTGTGTAATTCTAAAAGAGCCATCACCTTTAGCAAGAAGCTCTCTTCCTTTCTTGGTTAAAATTGCATCAACTGTAACTGCAGTATTATTTAAGTATGCCATAATATATTATAAATATGTGAATGTATGAACTTTTATGAAATAAGGCCAGCTGCTTTTGCTATACTTATCGGATCGTAGTTTATATTAAAGTTTTCTGGTATTAATAAACCGACCTCTCCTGAGGTTATGTTGATTTGCGGGTTGGTTGAAACTAGCACTGTAGTTTCATCTGGTATTCTTCTTATTATTCTATAATACTGTTGGTTATAGGTGGTGCTTAGTGCTTGTCCTGCTAGAAAACTACCTGTCACAGGATTTATAGTTAAGCTGCTACTAATAAACTTACCACCACTCACCCAGTAGCTACCTGTATCTATTTTTGTTATCCTATATAATGCCATAGCATCAAATGAACTATCTATTGATCCTGTCTGTGCGGAGCTTGTAGCTCCGAATCGTATATAGTCATTCTCCTGTAAAGGCAAGTAACTTTCTTCATACGTTATTCTATTATCTGCATAACCTGTGTATGTTGTGTTGCTCACCATATAACCTGTCTTCTTATTTCTCATCTCTACCCCTGTCGGAGTAAAATACTTAAGAGTATCAGGTGTTGTGCTTCCGAAAGTATAAAGTTGTTTTGTTGTCTGTTGTACCAAGTATATCCAACTATTATTTACTGATCCTGCATACCCTGATCCTGAATCTGTTACTTTATTATTACTACTACCGGTGATGAAATACAAATCACTTGCTCCTGTGGTACTTTCTAGTTCGTATACCAAGTTAGCACTTGACGCTAATCTAGATATGACTGTTTTGTAATCTGCACCACCTTCTACCACTGTTAAATTAGTTATTGTATTTTGATTACTTACATCTTTTGCGTATGCGATAGTTTTAGAGTCTCTTTTAAATATGTTAGATATAAAACTTAAGTATTGGTTATCTCCTGTTAAAGGAAAGACTTGTCCGTTTATATCTACTATACTGATTAGTTTAAAAGCACTCCCGCCTGGTAATTCAGGGTTTGTGGAAGTATTACTTGAAAACACACCGAAATAATCGGAGTAGTTATCTATTACTGCTTTCTGTCCATATGAAACATCTCCAGTGGTATACTCATTGTAAGTAGCGCTTGTTAACTTAGTTCCTGAGTATCTTCCTATCGACCATGCACTCCCTGATGTGTAGTTTGAGTCTTGAATCTCAGCTTTATAAGCACTTCCTGATAAAATTAAGGAGTAATTAGTTGGAGTATATGCATCAGAACCGTAATCAACATCTTCGTAGAATATAGATTTTCTACTTCCGGAAACGTTATTTAATAACGGTGTTGTATTTAATTCATAAACTAATTGTGCAGTTACGGATGAACCAGAATATTCACCGTTATAAAATTCATACTGTGATGAATTAATTTGATTTACAATACCGGCCTTAGTATTTAATGAAGAAGACCATGATTGTGTTAAATTGGTTAATACGTTAACTGATCCTCCAGCACCACCTGTGAAAACCTCGATAGACCCTGTTTGATAATCTCTGGCTGCAGATGTTACTGATCCTGTGTATTCAGGTTGGGTGTATGAAGTTTGAGCCGGTCTTTGTCTATTTCTTTCAAGCAAATGCTGCTTGATAACGATACCGGTTGATACTCCTGCTCTTGCAGGAATAAAGTCCTTAACCATTCTAAAGACTGCATTGTCAAAGTATTTTGCAAGTCTTGTGTAGTCGTTCCAGTTATACGAATCAGAGTATTTTTGAAAATAATTTCTAGATAAGGAGTCTAGATCTGGGTAGATTAGGGAGTCTGAATTTATGTTTCTAGGGTCTCCGATGTATTCTCCTATGTTGAAATAACCTAAAGATGAATTTATATCATCATTGATTTCATTTTGAGGAGATAGAGCAATCTCAACATAATTTACATCCTGGGTATAGCTACTTTCCGAAGTTGCTTTTTGTTGAATTGAGCCTAATGTTGATAGTGTTGTATTTTCAGGTAGGTTGTTGGAGCCGGTAGGTGGTAATATTACTGTGCCTAAGTGAATCTTATCAGATACTGCATTCTGAATACCTGCAGGTACTTGATCAAAGAATATTGTCTCTACATTCGGTTCGTAATAAGGTGTTGATTTTATATAGAATATACTTGTTCCCGAAAATGAAGAAGTGGTTGTCCAGGTACCAGAAACTTTTGGATGTACTGAAATAGAACTAGTGTAAAGTTCTCCTCCTAAAGCTGCTCTAAATGCTAATTCATCTACTGAGCTTGTGAAGCTATTACCCTCAATTGAACTAGGGTTCATTACATAGTCATCAAAAACGCTTTCACTTAATGCGTTCTTATAGTATCTTATTTCTTGTAATGATCCTGTAAATAGGTTGGCAGAGAAAGAAGAACTTCCAAAGAATGACTTAGTGGCTGTGGACCATCCGTTAATACCTGTAACACTTGCTACACCTTGAAATCCTAGTGTATTACCATCTACGCCGTTATAAATTTTATTTTTAGCATAGACTGTAAAGTTTGAACTTCCGTTATTGTTAATTAATACAGACCACCAACCTCCGTCAAAGAACGGTAAGTAGATACTTGCTGTTGTATTTAAATCAGAAGCGGTTGGGTAGAATTCAAGGGTACCGTATTGGTAATATGAATCAACTGAAGATCCTGAATAAGATCCTGAGGTCATTCCTGAGCCTGTGTATTTTAAAACTAAACCTACTCCATTATCTGTTGACCATAAACTCTGTGAGTAATAACCTGCTGTAGGTAGGCCCGGTGTTTTAAATCTAAATTCAACTGCACCTGGTCTATTATTTGTAGCTCCCCAGCTTGAGTTTAATTCAAAAGAAGAGCTTATATAATTTGATCCTGAGGTGTTGAATGCATAATTAAACTGTGATTGCCAATTATCCCAAGTGTTACTATTTTCGTCTTTTCCTCCGAATTCATTTATTCTTAGAATTGTATCTGGGATACCAAAACAATTTAATAATACTTTCAATCCTGCAATGGTTCCTTTTTTCTTTAGTAAGAACGGAAGGTTGTGGTAAAGTCTTTTATAAACTAATTTTTGGGCATCATTAAAAGGAGTGGTATCTGCAGATGCAGTTACGTAGCTTGTGATTAATTCACTGCCTGTTGGCGGTAGAGTTGAACCACCTGGTGTAATTCCCAGGTATGAAGTGTATAAGTCTCCGTTTGAGAAATTACTTTCGTATAGGGTTACTCCGTAAGATCTTAATGCATCAGCAACTAAATCTACTGAGATACCTCCTGAAAGGCTGTTGTCACTATCCTGTCTGTTTTCAATTGCTTTAGTGTATAGCCAGATTTGATCAAACATCTGACCTACTTCTTCATTAAAAAGTTTAAATTGGTCGTTGTCTGTATCTTCCGTAATATAAGCTGGATATACGTTATAGATGTAGTTTTGATTAAACTCATCATATAAGGAAGCAGAATCTAATTGATCAGTATACCAAGTTAAGACTTCAGAAGATCCTGTTGAGAATAAAGTATAAGGTTTAACTGATGTTGACTTTGGCCAAGCTGTTGAACTTGATTCGAAGTATAGGTAGTAATCATAACCGTCAAAATTAGTTATAAGTTTATCTATTTCTGCTTGGTAGATCGCCTTACTTGCAGATACTTCTGTAGTACTTGTTAGAGTATTTAAAGTTGTAATTTGATTATTGTAATTTTCAATTTGAGAAACTTTATAATAAAAATTAACTAATCTCTGCTCTGCTGAACTAAAAAATACAAAATTCTCAAAATTACTATAGTCTGTGTTTAATTCTGCTCTTCTTTCTACTAATATACTTCTTAACTGGTTTGTCAAGCTTGCAGAAGGAGCATTTAATAATGTAGAGAAGTTTTGGTATTCTGTAGAGTTATTTGTAGTTTCTTGAATTTTAATGTTCAAGTTAGGTCCCTGTAGTCGAATAGAAGAATCTAACAGTATCTGTTCTTGTGGATACTCTATACTATAAGCAACTGGTTCAGATACTTTCTCTACAAAATTAAAGTTAGATTTTACTCCGTATTCAAACGGTAACGGCTCATATAATTTAATTAAGACAGTATTATCTTGATAGCCTACATTAATTGCAAGTAGTAGTGTATCTAATCCAAAATCTAAATAAATTCCTTTGAATAAATCTCCTTGATTCAGGATTGTCTGTAATGTACTAGCAATTTCTTGTAGCTGAACAGAGGTATAAGAAGAGTTAGTTATTCTTAATTCTGTTCTATCTGAAGATATTGCCGAGATGTAAAATAAGGGATTACCTGTTATTAAAGGCCTTAAAAAATTATAATTTACTTCATAAGATCCTTGTGAAAATCCATTCTGCTGTAAATCTAAAACCGGATCGATGTTGATCTGTGTGGTTGTATTATTTGAGATTTTACCGCTTGTTATTGAATAGTCGGTAGTAAGTTTCCTGATGACATTTCCTAGGTTGTCATAAACATACGCCTGTATAACATCTGTATCTACATTGAAAGAGTTTTCCAGTGAGATGCTTGCGATATTCTCAGTATCAACCGGGGTTAATTCTTGCCCGGAAGTGTTAAGCGGTATGATAGGGTATACGGTAGGTGTTGCCATTATTGTGCTGTTGTCAAATTAAGAAGTGATTGTTGTAGCTGTAGATTTTCTTCTCTCAAATTTGTGATTTCTGCCTGAAGTGCTTCGATTTCTGCATTTGTAGAGGTTCCGGAAATATACTCTGAGCTCTGTTTTACAAGGTATTCGTGTGAATTAGTTTCACCTGTTTTTGGTATTTGGTAGAATAAATCAGAGTAAGCATTGAAGAATTCCGATACAGAGATAGTAGTCCCTACTGCTCCTGCTTGAGAACCAGTGGTCGGTGGTACGAATTCAGTAAAGGCTGTATTTATTGTATTATTAAGCTCTACTCTGTTATACCCTACTACTCCTATGTTAATTGTTTCTGCCATTATCCGTTTACAACTTTAAAAGTGTAATTATCATCAAATACTATAGTTGAGTTTCCAATTGTACTTTGAATCAAGATTTTATAATACCTCTCCGGTTCTAATCCATTCATGTACAAAGTAAAGTAATTCCCGGTTGAATCGCAACTTAATTTAGTGTATGTTGAATCAAAATCAATTACGAACTCATCTGTATCTAGATCTTTAACTGCATAATAAGAAGCTGTTGGTAATGCGTAATTATCAGTGTATACTGATGCTGTCTGCCATACTCTTACTGGGTAGGTAGGTCTTGCATTTACTCTAAAAGTATTAATGCTGCTTGAGTAAAATACCCCCGGATTGTCTTGTATTCCAATTGTTGCAGGTAGTGTTGTGAGAGTTGTTAGAGAACCTGGATTGTAGTTATAGTCATTCCATTTTAATTCTAACTGCGGAGGGTAAATTGTATGAGTATCTCTTGAGAAAAACTGCAATGTTACACTTCCTAAAATATTATCTATAAATTCTTGAGAACTTGACTGTCTTACGATTACTCCATAGTTTTGAAATGCACTCGAAGACCAGTTGGTTACTATTGAGGTGATATTTACATTAACATCTAGGTCAGAATAATAACTAAAGCTTTGACTTGCTTGTGATGCTGTATACCAAACTCCTCCACCTATTGAATTAGGATTCTTAGTTAAGTTAAAAGATCCTGTAGTGCCGGATGTAAAACCGGAAGTAGTCCAAGCGTTACTGCCAGAATATGATCTATAAACCCAGGAAGCTCCATTACTATTCTCTGGTAGATCTAAAAATTTACCGGTACCCATTGACCAGTCTTCTGCAAGAGCATTAACGTTCAAGGTAGTCGTATTTGATAACCCGGTTGAGTTTGCTACAAAGCATCTTAGGTTTGCTTGCCAGGTTGCAGATCCTACTTTAGTGTTAAAGAGAGATTGTAATTCTGGTTGGCTAAATTTGATTAGAAATCTAGAAGCTTGTGGATAAGATCCGTCAACTTGTAGCTGTGTGGTTTTATAATTACTAGATGCATCTAATATTTCATCCAACCCTGTATTCATTGTAGGGTATCCTGAATAGATAGTTGTATCTGCTATAGGGAATAATTTATATACTGCCATTTTAGTTTATTTTATAAAGGTACTACTCTTCCTTTAATATCTGTTTCAGGATATTTAACTTCAAAAATACAAGGGTCAAGAGAAGGATATACAACATTGTTCTGTGTTGCAGATGATAGGTCATAAGAGTATTTTGAATACCCTAAATCCTCTCCGGATTTATTAGTTATGTATACTGATTTTACTGTTTGAACTCCTGGTACTTTATCTAAAAGTATATTAAGATCTTTTAACATTATCGGCTGGTTGAATTGCCATTTTTCTATGTTAAAATAATTTCTTAATTCTGTCAAGCAGTTTATCAATACTTCGTTATTGTTAAAATTAGGCCTAACTACAATCTCAAAATCAACCCCGATATTGATTATAAAGCCATCTTTTATAGATACTCTATCTCCTACCATTCTATACTCTGATAAATACGTAGCAAGGTTTTGTTTTACTGCATTAGAAACTGTTCGTAAGTGGTTACTTGCATTATACCCTAGAACATATAGAGTTAAAGTACTCGCAATTTCCCCCGGTAATGTGGTTTGATTTGCTTTAGTAGGTTCTACAAATGCTTTAGCAATTGATCCGTAGTTAGAAGGCATAGATAACGCTCTAACTAGATAATCATTTGGTGTAACGTTTCTTAACTGTGATTGATAAGCAACCAAAGTATTTTGTCTAATTTCTTCTAAAGTATCCCCTCCTGCTCCTCCATCTGCTGCTTTTGTATTATTTACAGCGATCGTTGAGAAGATGTAGTTTGCAGTTGCTGTATTTAAATTATTTCCTAAGAAACTAATACCGGTAGCTGTATTTAGTGTGTTTAATGTACCGGCTTCTACGTTTGAACTTACTCCACCGCCTGTTAAATATCTTACTGTTAGAGTAGTGTTTGCAGGAGCGATACCGTAAGTATCTGTGTATAAAAAGTTTGTAGGGTCGAATGCTGTTGTTAGTTTAGATTGTTCATAAGGTAGTCCTATACCGACATTATTTGCATCTGGAGTTATTGTTTCATCTACATCATTAGTTGTACCGGAACCAAATTGAATATCTAAATTAGTATTAGATCTAAAACGAGTTACAAAACGTCTAGGTTTTTTATCTAATTGTAAGATGTAAGGAGCGTCTGTATCTTGGTAAGAATTTGGATCGTTTGGATTTGTATTCTTAATAGAATTAAATACCATCTCCTGCCCTAGGTATGGAACTTCATACCAAACATTACCTTCTGAGTCTGTGATATCAAGAACTTGAATAATGTTAGGGGCGGTTAAAGTGATTGTTGAAAATGATTGTGGTGCTCCGAAAGAGAATGTCTCTGTTTGTATTTGAGCAGAGATTGCTTTTCTAGTTTTCTTAAGAAGGTAGTACTGAGGATTACCAGCGGATATTTGATATACAGAAATCTCTGTAGGATCTAATGAGCTTGATACTGTGAAATCTATATTTCCCTGTACTAAAAAATTTGAGGAACCGCCTGCATTTCTAATCTGTGTGTTTTCAGGGAAGTATAATGCGTAATCAAAATCAGGTATGTAAGATGATCCTGATAGTTTAGCTGGTAATTGTTGGTAAAAATCTATATCAACAGTAGCGGCTTTTGTTACTTTTGGCTTATAGCCTAGCATGTAAGCAAGGTTGTAAAGACTTTCTTCTTGTTTTGCATACTGTAAGAAGGTCTCTTGGATTTGATTATCTAGATAGAAAGATAATACATCACCTACGTATGCAGATGTTTCAAGGAACATCATACCGGGAGAGGTAGCACTAAAATCATTATATGTATTTGGGAAATACGTTTTAGTGAAATCTACCAGTAGGTTCTTCAATCCTGCAAAATCCCTGTTGAAGTATTTTATGTCTTTATTTTCAGCCATTATTTAAATTTATTTCTAAAGTATCTGTCAATCCAGTATTCACTATGCTGTAATTTATCTGGATGAATATTGTATTGTAATCTGGTGATGTTTGGATAGTAACTGTTCCTTGTATGTTAGGGAAGTATTTTTCAATTATACTCCCTATGTAAGTTTCTATCTCCGCTACACCTAGGGTCGTTATTTGTTCGAAAACAAACTTACGTAATCCTGCTCCAAAGGTTGGATTAAAGACTCTTTCTTGTGGTCCCGTTAATAAAAAATTAATCAGGTTGTTTCGGATAGCGTCTTTAGTTGTAAAAGTTGGTTTAAAAACTGCGTTAGCTTTGAATGGTAAAGACACCCCAACCGCCTTGTTAGGATTCTGGTCTATAGGGGCTATCTTAACAAATCCAAATGCCATTATTTTTTACTTATTAAACCCATTATCTGGTTTAGATTTACTTCCCCTGGAGGTAATGAAGAGCCTTCTCCTGCTGTGTTAATAGTTGCAGGTGGTCTATATTCTTGTGTAGCTCCGAAAGACATAGCATCTGTTGATGATAGGTTTAAATTACCGTTTCTGGATTCCATCATACCATTAAGTAGAGATGCGTACTTCTCTCTAGCATTTATAGCAGGTGCAGCAGGTACTACTGGTGTAGTGTGCATTACTGTTTCTGTGATTGCTTGACTAGGTACACCATAACCGCCTACCCCTATAGGTACTTTAGGAGAACGAACTGCTTCTAAAAGAACATCCTTCAATTCTTCTTGAATTGCTTCTTTTACAGTTTCTTTAATAATTTTTTTTAATGTCTTGATATCCATTTTTTATAAATATTTCTTAGTTAGCTTTTAGATTATCTCTGTTTATTATTAGTTTTAACTCCTCAATAAGGGTTTGAGGGTTTTGAGTAAAGGATGGTTCTGTCTGTAGTAATATGATTCCTTGACTATTTTTTGCTACGGCATACTTTTGATTTACTGTTGGTGAGAATGGCTTCTCCAGTACCTCAAAGGTGAATCCTTGATAGGTAGATTGTATATTAGAGGTTTCAGCAAGTTTAACTACATCAAGTAGTGTATTAACATCATCTCCTAATTTCTCTGGTGTCTCACCGCATTTTTTTAATACTGAGTCTATCAAAGCTAGTAACGCTAGTATTGACTGTAATATTAGAGCTGCTCCTGCTACATAATCTGATCCTAGCTGTATTGCTCTTTTTATTTTAGGTAGTCTTGGATTTCCTTGAGTATCAAAGGTTAGTGTTGTTCGTATATCATCCAAGTCACTTATGACTGCAACTGCTGCCCCAGGTACTGTAGGTATAAATTTATTCGCAAGGGATGTTGCGGTTTTTATAGTATTTAACGCTGCTAATGTATTTTCTGTTCCAGTTAGTATTGGAGATAATGCTCCTAGAGATAAGTTAATTACATTAATGTATTTTGCTGTTTTCTCGATATCAGACTTCAGTGCATTCCTAATTGCTAGAACTTCCTTTAATGTAGACTGAGGTGGACATAAATTTGGGAGTTGTGGGTTCCCTGATTCTAGTCCGGTTATGCCTAACTTAGAAGCTTGGCTTAATAAAGATGTTACTGCTTTAGTTTTTAAGTCTTCAATTTTACTATTTATTGTTTGGTTGATTCTATCTAAAGGACCTGCTGCAACTGCTGCACCAAGAGCAACTCCGGCTGCAAGAGAGGCCTGCAGCGCAAGCTTACGCTTCTCCGCTGCTCTCTTATCAGCTTCCTGCTTTCTTTGTTTTTCTAATTCTTCTGGTGTCATTATACTGTGTAGTTGTATTTAGATTTAAAAATGCTAGTATCTATTGCAGTTAACCTATTAATCCAACCTGGTGCTTTTTGATTTAAAGTTGGAATTGGTCCACCAGAATTTGCTGCAGTAGCAGAGGCTATAGAGATTTCTCTTACAATGGAGATTAACTCTTTTACAACTGCTTCTAGAGCATCACCTAGAACTAAAGGCTCTGTTGCTGATTTTGAACCTAAGTAGATATTTTCCGTCTGAAGAATTGCTTGACTTGTATCGATATTTAACCCTCCGTTCGAACTTAAGCTTATGCTTTTTGCTGAGCTTAGTAGTAAATGATCTTCTGAAGAATTAAAGATCAACCTACCGGAGTTAATTAGAATTTGTTTTCCTGAGTATTGATCTGGTAAGGTTGGTGTATTTTCTTTATAAGAAAAATAATTTACACTTGCTACCTGGAATGGGATCTTCTGAGTTGATGTTAAATAAATTGAAGAAGGGTCTTGATTTATATTTTCTTCTGTTGGTAGAAATCCTACTGATCCGGAATCTCCTTGTCCATTACGTAATATCAAAATAGGATCTCCAGAGTAACCTAATTCAGACCAGTTATTTAGAGGCTTATTATCTAGTTGTACGGTAGAGCCTAATCTAATAGAATTACCCAATCTACCTTCTAGTACTACATCACCTTCAAATTTTTTTACCGGTTTTATGTTTGATCTTTCTTTGAAAGTTTTCCCTAAATTAATATCTGAGCTTCCATCTTCTACTCTCCTTACTGCACCTGCTTGAGTTTGTACGTAGTCTCTCTTTTGAGAATCCGGTAGATTTTTATTTTCAAAAATATTAGGGATTCCGTTGTGGTGATTGCTATTCCAAATATTTAAAGGAGTTATGTAGTAGTATATTTCCTTAAAGTTATTCGTCTGTATATCTGGAGAAGGTAAAGTGAAGATGTAAATTAATTCTTCTTGAAGTGGGAAGTTGCTGAAATTCGAAAAGTAAGGTTTTGCAAAGCCTTCAGATTTGTAGTTATTACCTTTTACCTTTTTAAAATAAACTGTACCAATACCGTTCCATTCCCCTACGTTAGAGAAATACTTACTTGTATCATTTAAGACCACATCTTTAACTACTGCAACCTCAAAGTTCATTATTCAAGCGATTTAATTTTATTAACCTCGTTTAGAAGTTGTTGTTTTTCTTCTTCGGAAATACTAAAAGAATCAGAAGCAGTTTCCTGGTTCTGGAATATACGCTGGAGTATTGTTGCGATCTTAATTAATTGTTCGTCGTTCTTAACTCCTATTTCTAAATACTCCTTAATTAAAGGTACAATCAAAGTAGCATCCCCTGTATCTTCTATTAGGGGTCTTAATTCAGAGATAAGAGTAGAGATCTGCTTTTCCTTCTTTTTTTGATTATCATAAATCTCTTCTAGAAGGTCTGAGAATTTTTTATTTTTAAAGATTAACTTATCTAAACTCATAATAGGTCTATTTTTTATAAATAGAAAGCGGTACGGTTTAGAAATTAGCGTATCCGTTCTCCAGGAAGTATATGTAATGTTTTTTATAGAGCTCCCCTAATTCATTAGCGATTCTAGTTATTCTAGGGGTCTTAACATCTATTTGCTCTCTTATATAGATGTATAGTGCTTTTTTATTAAAGATAGAGATTTTCTCTTTCTTTCTAAAAATATCCAAGATAGCATCTGCAATTTTAGCATCTTCAGTCTTAGGGAATAATTGATAGATGTTCTCTGTACAATATTCAACAAATTGATCTAGAAATTCTGAGATCTCATCTACCGGGTGTATTACCTGGCTGTCTGTTTGAACTCCATTAATATCTAACACATCTCCATAAACATACTCGCCATCTTCCTGCTCAATATTTAAATTATCAAGAGAAAGTAGTTCCATTCTCTTTTTGTAATTCTTCTGGTTTGAAGCTATTAAGTATCTCTTTGCTATTGTTCCGAAATATGAATAAGCTTTAGCTCCGTTTGCCGGGTTAAACTTATCAAGTTTGGTTAATAGAAAAGTAATTACTTCGTGCTGTAGATCCTCTAAATTGGTTTCCTCAGTGTAGTAAAACTTGAAAGTATGAATTAAGTTCTGGGTTAGTTTGAAAAGAGCGTAGTGTATCTCTTCTCTGTATAGCTTGTTTCTTTCTACTTGATCTTCAGATTGAGTATATTTGATTATTGCTAACTCAGTATCGTGAGTGAAGTAGTTTTTATTTTTCGTCTCCATTGATTATTTTAAAGTTATTTAAACGTTCTTGAATAACCTTAATTTCTTCAAAAAACCATCCAATCTCATCATCACTCTTAAAAGTTTCTTTAGCGTCAATTTTTTTCAAACGTGCATCACTATGTTCTATAATTTTAGAAAGTTGATCTAAGTACTGTAAGTATTGCACCAGTACATCTTCTTGCTTCTCGTTTTTACGGAGAAGGTTGTAAGTAGTGTAACTTAAAACTAATATTAGGATGATGAGAGAGGTGATTAACATTGCCATAATTAATTAAAAATAGAATCCATTGCATCTTTCAAGCCATCACTTCCGATATTGGAAAGTGCTTTATTCTTAGCTGCTTGCTGGTGTGTATTTGGATTTTTAGCTGTTGTTTCTTTTGAAAGTCCGAATTGTTTTGACTTAGGTTGTTCCACTGGATTAACTGTCATTTCAACTACTGAAGCCATTAAGTCTGCCTGGTGTAAAATATAAACAATTGCTGATTTAGGTTTACTTTCTGGCATTCTTGAGATTAAGTAAGGTTTATTACAATCATCATAAAGACCGTCATGAGTTCTGATAGCAATCATTTCATTTAAAGAATACTTGATACCTGCATCCTGAAGTAGAAATAAAGAACGGTCTGGGATGGTCATGAAACCTACTGCTGTATTGTAAGTATAAACTTCACCTAGATTTTTTCTCCTCCATTCATCTTGACCTGGAATATATAAATCATTTTCAGAATCTCCTACCTTACCTAAATCATGGTTCATAGCTGCAAAGACTAATTCTTCAATAGTGAAGGTAGACATATCACAACCAAATTTTTCCCAGAGTTTTGCAAAATGTAAAGATGCTTTAATAACACGATTGACATGCTCAATATAACCACCAGGGAAACAGTTATGGTATTTAGTAGTATGAGCAGCAGGCATTAAGATGAAACGTTCTGCTCTTTCTTCATAGAAAGATCTCAATGCTTCTTTTCTAGGAGAAGAGATGTAACGGTCAATATAACCTAAAAACTCCTCCCAATTACCTTGAATTTGTTCTGCCGATAAGTTCATAATTAAGCCGAAATTTCGTCGTTAGTGATTGGTTCAATACTAATAAGACTCTTTACATCTTCAAGTACTAATTTAGTTCTTTCTAAAGTTTCTAAATATTCTTTGATAGGTTGTTGTCTTTGAACAATTTGTTCTAAAGATCTTAAGTTATTTTCTAAAATATCTAACTTAATGTTTACTTGATTTCTATATCTCATACTACTAATATAATAACTATTCTTTAAATAACCAACTTATTATACTACCCCTCTTGATCTTTTTTCCAACCCCCTACGTAGGTAAGGTAGTATCAAAAAACTACAAAGGCAACTTATTTTGAGAAAAGTTTATGAAATCTACGAATTTTTTTATAAATGCACATTTTTCATATTCCTCCATTTCTGAAAAGTGCTGAATGCTTTTTCTACATGCAAGTAAAAAATCATCCCCTGCTTTCTCTAAGAGAACTTCTTGATGAAGAGGATCCTCTAAAGATAATCTATTTAAATAAGTAAAGCCACTTAAGTAAACCATATAAGTGTTAAATTCCCTAGCACTATCTAAATCCATTTCAGGGTTAATAAGTTTTAAAAAACTCATAGAATTATCTACTGCCGACTCCCCTCTCAGTATCACCCTAGTAAATAACCCTAAAGAAACATAAGGATGTTTAGAAAGATCTTTAATTTCTTTCTCAGGTAATTTTTCTTGGTTCTCCGGTTCAGAATCAAAGAGACTAAATATACTATTCGGATCCATATTATAATATCATATAACCTATATAAAAAAGGGATACCCTAAGATATCCCTTCTAGTTTGCATTGGGGGTATGCTTATCCTTGTTTTAGGATAATATTTTTATTGAAATAAGTAATTGTATTCGCAATTTGACGGATCAATTTTTCATCACCTAATTCTTTTGCTGCACGGTAAGCATCTGTTAACTCACTGAATGCTTTCTTAGATTCTGAAGATCCTGCATCAATATCACCAGTAGTATCCATATCCATATCAACCTGAGTATCTTCTCCAGTATCCGTAGTATCTAAATCTAGATCAAGATTATCAACATCACCCTCAACATCAGATTCAATATCGACATCTTCTTCCTCCTCTTTTTTCTTTTTAGCTTCATCTAGGCTATCTACTTCATCATAAGCATTGATACCAGCAGTAGTTTCAAGTTCCGCAAGGATAGCTTCTTTCATTTTCTTCTTAGCTTCCTCTTTAGACATCTTACCAGAAATCCCTTCCTTAGTTACTACATCCTGTACCATACCTTCAGAAAAATCATGATCAGTTCCTTGATATCCTTCGGTAATAATACCGGCAAGTTTCTGCATTCTTGTAAATTGTTTATTCATTTTTAAAAAGCGCTTTATTAATAAATAGTAGATTCTCTAAGAAAGTTCCTTTAGAGATAATAAAGTTGCTCTTGAAACTTCCGGAATACCGTGTAGATTAACTGCACCGCATTTAACAAACATTGAACCTTTGCTAACCATGAATGCTGAAATAGGACCGTGAGGTGTAGGATCTCCTATATAAAATTTTTTATCATCTGATAATCTCCAAACCCCGCCGATTCTCTTATCTGGGTCTAAAGCAATTATTCTCCATGAATTATTCATGAGCTAAAGATACGAACTAAAATTAAGAAAGGCAAGGATTAACCCTGCCCTCTAGACACCTTAGTATAATTTTTAGAATTTTTATTCTTAGACATTTTAGTCTTGGCATGAATGCCTTTTCTCGAAACCTTCGGTTTTGCAAGTCTTACAATAACGGAGGCGGTTTTAGTTTTTCCTTTAGATGGTGCCATAGTTACTGATAAATATTACGAAGTGCCTTTAATACGTAGCTGTGAACCAGTAATAGGAACTGCAGTAACAAAAGTAATAGTTCCACCACCCGGTGCAACAACTGCAGACATTTTATAATTGTCATTAACCAAGTTAATAATGCCGGCTGAGTAAGTAAAGGAACCTGAGATAGAAGGAGTAGAGCCGGAATAATACCAACCGAAAGGAGGTACTGTTTCCAAGGAGTAGTAAGATGCTCCTGCTAGAGAGTTTGTAACAGCAAAAGTGGTACTATCACCAATATTTAAATTGGTAGGAAAAAAAGAACTAGAGTCTGTTACATTTACCGAATAGGTAGCCATATATTATAAATAGACATAAAAAAAGGACCTACCAAGTGAATGATAGATCCTTATAAAAACTATGATTGTGGGCCATACTGGACTCGAACCAGTGACCTTCGCTTTATGAGAGCGCTGCTCTAACCAACTGAGCTAAAGGCCCAAAAGTCCCCTGTGGTGGTCATCCACTTCATTTGCCTGGGGTAAAGAGGCTAGCTAACGACTAATTAGCGCGTGGTAGTCAGGACAGGATTCGAACCTGCAAATACACTTGAATTCTTCCTAAATGATGTTCTCCATCAATCTACCGTTATCGTTAATGGATTCAAACCATTCAACTCTTGTAGTATCGGTTTTTACTTAGTGTAGTGTCTACCATT